CGCCAGGGAACCCAAGGGGTCACACCTTCGTTCCTCGCGCTGAACAACTACCCGCTGTTTTCCGAACCCGTCGAAACGGTTGGTGAATTCAATGGTTCGGCGAACTTTCGTTCGCCGAACCTACCTCCGGCTGCGGAGCGGTTTGCGCCGCTTGCGCACGACCGGCACACCTTCGCTGCGGGCAGCACTGGTCGGGGTTCTGACGGCACCTTCCTGTAAGCGTGGCTCGCGCACTGCCGCGATTGAGCTGTCGATCGTGATCGTCGCGTGCGGCAGAGCGTTCGCGCGCACCTTGTGATTGCGCCAGTCGAGTTCCCACACGTCCGCAAGAACTGGCGGATCACTCCACGATTCCTGCGGACGCGCGACTGTGTAGTACTTCCCCTGCACGCTGTCAGCAGTCACTTCGATGCGCAAAAAACCATGACGCGAATCGACGTACGATTCGAGCGTAGGCGCGCCGGTCATTCCTCCAAGTTGAACCGGCGGAACGATCTTCTGACCGTTCACCTTCACCACGTGATGGAGGTTGTGATAGCCGCCCGCGCCGGCGACGATGTACGGCACGTCTCGACCATCCTGCACGCGCGTGAAGCGCTGATAGTTGTGCACGTGGCCGGCGAAGATGATGTCGGGAATCCTTCCGGATTGGTTCTCCGCCGCCGCCAGAGCATCCTCCATCGCCTTGCTGCTCGCATGATGATCGTCGCCCGAAAGAATCGGGTGGTGCATCGTGACAAATACAGGCTTGTTCTGGTCCGCTGCCTCGAGCTCGCCGACCAGCCAGTTCAACTGGTCCGGATGCACAGCACCGCCCTCCGGCACGTTCGTATACAAGCCGATGATGGTGGCCAATGGCGTCAGTAGCGTCCAAAATACGTTTGGCTGCGTCATGGCGGTACGCGTACTCTCACCCGCATCTGGAGTAACGACTCCCGGCTCCTTCTGACAGAAATTTCGCACGAACGCCTGGAGTGATGATTCGGGCGCCACTGCGTCACCGTCGTGGTTTCCCGGTACAGCAAAAATCGGCGCGAGATAATGCTCGTAGGGCTGATAGAACTGGCCGAAATACTCAGATGCCTGACCGTTGAAGTAAACGCAGTCGCCGAGCAGATAGAAGAATGCCGGATCTGCCTCCGGATGGGCTGGGTCGCTTCGAAAATCGCGCTCCATTCCGTTCGCAACAAGCTGCTGCGGAACGGGGTCCTTGATGCCGCCGATGTCGCCGTCGATGTGAAAGACCAGCGTCTTCGCCTGTTCGATGGCGGAGATTTGATCCGCAGGCAGGATCTCGGCGAGATCTAGTCGATATGGTTTCTTACCCGTTGGCCTCGGCAGAGGTTGGAACCTGCGCGAAGAGAAACTGCTGTTATTCACCGCGACCGAGAGCGCTTCCGCTGACAGACGGCGGCGACCGAATTGGTGGCGTCCATTGGTTTCCGGCATGTTTGCCTCCCTTTTCAGGAAGACGGACACTCTCTTGGATTCCCGCAGAATGTTCGAAGTTTCCAAGTGGTGCCCAGGGACGGAATTGGATTCAGACGCGGTTCGCAGTTTGTGTAAGTTACTGAAAACACAATACCGCAGAAGCTCTCGAAACGGCAAAAAAGCCGATCGGACACCCAAATCTCACCCAAATTCAGCCCGACAGCGTACCATCTCCGGTGCCGGAAGATGCTCCGGCTAGGCCAGGATTCAGGGAGATACGGCGACGCGATCTCTCCCCAAAAGGGAGAGAAAATGGAAGATGTAACCCTGAACCCCGAGTACTGTTACAGCACGAAGGAGCTAGCTTTCCGTTGGAACCTCAGTTCAGAAACCCTGCGGCGGATCTTCCTGAAGGAGCCGGGCGTCATGATCTTCCGAGAGCAGCAAGCAGGGAAACGGGTCTACCGTACGATGAGGATTCCAGGTGCTGTCGCGATCCGGGTTAAGAACCGGATGACGGTAATCGACAAGTCCCGGTAGCAACACCCGCCCGTGGCCGGTTATCTCGGCGCGGGCAACTCCAAAGAGAGAGGGAGCCCCCCGACATGCAGGACTGTCCCAAGTGCGGATTCACCGGCGTCATGCACGACGTGAACACGGGCTGCTGGCAATGCGGCTGGAGACCCGAGCTCGGAGCTGAACTTCCCGAGACCGTCGAAGACGTCGACCGCAAGGTTCAGTTCCTACGTTCGTTCTTCGCGAACGAGGGCCGCCTTCTTCTCTTTGGGTTTGTCCTTCTAGTCCTTCTCTTCTACAGCACGGTCAAATCGATGAAAGACTTCTTGCTGCTCACCGGCCTCTTTGTCGCCGCCGCTCTCGCGATCCTCCTCATGGTTCGTTCGGTCCGAGCCAAGGCGATGCGTGTGAAGGCCGTCCCACCGGACCGCTTTTACCTTCGGAACACAGGCTCCAGTTACACCTTGCTACCGCCGGGACATCCCCGCCTTCCGCAAGCATCTGACGTTGAAGTTTCGATCCGGCCGGACCGTCAGCTTTTCCAGACCCCTGCCGGACCTCGAATGCTTCGATGGCAACCGGACCCAGAGAACTTAGAAGCGTACGTGGAGTTCTACCGCCCCCTGCGTGGGGCTGAAGCGAAGACCGAGTTCATTCAAGGCGTCGAAGAGTTCTTCACCTTGAACCACAACCCGACCATTGGCTTTCTGCAGAACCGCTATGCCGATCACTTGGGCGTGCAAATCCTCACGCTCGACCTTCCCCCGGAACCGGCGAAGGAAAAGCCGCAACCTATCGACCGTCGTTCGAAGGCCGAGAAAGAGATCGACCGGATGTTCGCGGGCGTGAAGACGGCCGCTGAAGCCAGGCGACGCTGGCATGCATTGAAGCAGGACCCCGACCTATCGGCCGCCCTTCAGGACCCGGAGGTTGGACCCAAGTTGAACGGCAAGTACGAGGAGCTGATCACGAGGATCGCCGAGGGCGACATCTAAGGTCCATGCCCTGCCCTGTCTCTCGAAGGCACGAATCGCGAAAAAATTTTTCGCGACCAAAGGCGTCCGAGTGGCCGCGAACATTAGCCGTATCCGGCTTTCACCTTTCGCCGACCGTGCCGCTCCTATCGTCGGGAGAGTCCCACTAATTTCTATCGAAATGACCCTATCGGGCTTCGCATCCGCTCGGTGTGCCTCTCCCGACGCTCCGCGCCCCTATCGGGGGTTCGCTATCGCTCCGCACGGTCGGCGATACCAAGGTTAGGAGGACCAAGTGACTAGAAAAGTCTCCGTTGAGGACATCCTTGAGTCACTGAAACAGACGCACATGCACGTGATCGGCAGTTCCGGTTACGGCAAGTCTAAGTTCCTCGAATGGCTCATGCGCCATTTGACCAAGTCCACGGACGCAGGCTTCTGCTTGTTCGACTGGCACGGGACGCTCTACCGAGACGTTCTCAGATACCTTGCCGGCACGGCCTTCAAACTCCGCCCGGTTTACATCCTTGATCCTTCGGACGGCCGTTTCGTGACCGGCTTCAACCCCTTCTCGACTACCGACGAGGACATGAGTGCCCAGGTCTCTCGAAGGATCGATGCGACCGTCAAGCCGTGGGGAGCAACCTCGACCGACGAGACCCCCCAGCTCTCCCGCGTGCTTCGGATGCTCTACTCCTTCGCGGCCGAGGCTCACGCGACCTTGCCGAATGCCCACCTCATGCTCTATGCGGCAAACCAGAACCTTAGGACCTATGCCGCATCACTTGTGAAAGACGACTACATCCGGCAACAGCTCCGAGACTTTGCCGAGTTCTCCGATTCCTACTTGCGGCAATACGTCTCATCGACGATGAACCGACTGGACCGGTTTCTCGCTCCTACCGCTGTGAGGAGAATGCTCGGCAGGGAATCCGGCAACATCTCTATCCGGCAGATACTCGACGAGAACGGCATCTTGCTTGTGAACCTCTCGGCATCAGGCAACCTCACCAGCGAATCCGGCAAGCTGATTGCCGCACTCCTCATGAACGAGTTTCGAGAAGCGGCACTTGCGAGAGCAGGGACGAAGAAGCGGTTCGTCCTCTTCCTCGATGAGTTCCAAGAGTACGTCACCCACGACATCGCGCAGATGTTGGACCAGGTCCGAAAAGGCGGGTTGAACCTCGTGCTATCGCACCAGCACCTGGCGCAGCTCGGCGACGATGAATCGCTCCAGTCCTCGATCGCGACGAATGCCCGGATCAAGGCTGTCTTTGGCGGGCTGGATTACGAGACTGCCGCGATGGTCGCAAACGAGATCCGCTTGAAGTCGATCAATCGCAGGCAGGTTGAACGGCAAATCTACGGCCACACGGTCCTCGGCCACTACGTCGAGACTTTCATCAACAAGAGCACGGGCTATGCATCAACCGAAAGCACCAGCGTGAACGCCAACGCGGGGCAAAGCGGCGGGTACGTGGACGACGAGCCGGAGGTTACGGGTTGGAGCGAGGCCGGCGGAACGACCACGACCTCGACCGACACGAACTCCAGCAGCGAAACCGAATCCCGGCTCCTGATGCCGATCGACGGCAAGGAGCTGAAGTCCGAGCAGGCCGTCTCCCAGGCCGAGAAGATCGCGCACGAAGCCTTCAACATCATGACCATGAAACCCCGAGAGTTGTACCTAAAGCTCCCGGCCATGCCCCAGGCGGTTTGGCAGAGGGTTCCTGAGATCAAGAGCCGCGGCGTCTTTGCAGAGACCTTGAAAGCCTACGAAGAGAAGGCGTACGAACGTTCGCACGCCCTCCCGCCCGAAGAGGTCGATAAGGCGATGGTCCAATCCCGCGATGACTTCTTTCAAAAGGCTCTGAATTACGGTGCGACCTTGAAGCCGAAGAAAGAAGACGGGACCGACGAGGCACCGAAAGAAGGTCGCACCAAAAAACCTCCGCGTCCGCGTTCCAATTAAAGCTCCCAATCCACAGACCCACCTTGTCAAATTCCGCAGGGCTTGTACCGTTAGGGCATGCCCAAGACGGACGTTATTCTTTCCAAATGCCGCGCGGAGATTCTTCGGCTTTTTGCAAGCTATGTGAATCTGACAGGGTCGCATATTCAGCACCTGACCGGCCGCCCCGCCAAGACAATTGAGCGTGACCTTCGTTGGCTTCGCGAAAACGGCTATCTCGTTTGTAAAGATCATCCGCTCGAGAAGTTCGGTCCGCTCGTTTGGCGTCTCGCGCAACAGGGCTGGGATTGGTGTTTAGACGAGAAGCTCTTCGACAAGCGGGTCAATGCTACGGATGATAAAGGCGACGGCAACCTCCCGCACGATCTTGTGCTGACCGACCTGCATATCAAGTTCCACGACCTTTACGGCGACGACCTCTATTGGACCCAGCTTTACCAGCACTGCTACCGTCGTTTTGACTCAGGCGTGAATGATCGCGTGAACATGGACGCGTTCACGTCGTTTCCAGTCGGCAATGAACACGTGGTGTTCTGCGTGGAGGCCGAGAAGAGCCGCGACTCGAAGAAGTTCGGTAAGTCTGCGCGCGGTTCAAAGGCCGAAGCCTACGACAACTACGCGAAGGGCCACTTCCAGAAAGAGTACGGACCGGGCAGTGATTTCCGCGTTCTCTGGACCTTTAGCACCGCTGTTAAAGCGGCGAACTTCGCTGGCAAACTGCACGACGAAGGCGGCTCAAGACGGCATTGGATTCTCGATGAGAACCTTATCTCGACGCTCACCAGAGATAGTCAAGCCTTCCTTACGCCGAAGGATGTTGAGTACCAGCAAGCGCGTCATCGCTGGAACGCACAGCGTCTCTATTCGCTAGATGAGGCGTAGTTGTTATGATGAAATTCGCACGTCTTACTGCTAGGAGTCAAAGCTTCCTGGCACACCCTTCACACCCGTCCCCCCGGGCGTTCCCCGCTCTGCCGGAGCTACTGAGGAATGCGTCCGGCGGCTGGCTGATTCCTCAGACTTCTTGCTGGTGCAGGTGGGGACGGGGCTGACGGATTTTTCTATGCTTACTACCGTTGGACTTAATCGCACGAGCTTTGAACGCTGGAACCAGCCGGTTGAAGTCGATACCGCAAAACACACGGCGGTCATTGGCACCACAGGAGCGGGTAAGACAACCGTCCTCAAGGCCATGATCCTTGCGGAGATCGAAGCCGGCCACGGCGTAACCGTGATGGAGCCGCACGGCTCTTTGATCGATGACCTGTTAGATGCGATTCCGCCTCATCGTCGGAATGACGTGATCCTCTACGACCCCGGCGACCCCTTGAACTCGATCGGGATGAATCCGCTCGAAGGCGAGGACAAGCCGAAGCTTCTTGCGGAGGCAGAGAAGATCGTATCGAGCGTTTGGAAAGATGCGTGGGGACCGCAGACCTCTTTCCTCTTTCGGAACTTCGGAGAAGCAATTCTCGAAGTGGAATCCGAACCTACATTTCTGCACATCTACAAGGCGTTCATGGTGAAGGAGTACCGCGACCATCTCGCCGCGAGAGTAACGAGCCCTACCCTCAAGCTCTTCTTCGACAAGTACGACGACTGGGACAAGCGGCAACAGGAACAGGCCGCGGCTCCCGGCACAAACAAGCTCGACACCTTCATGCAGGTGCCTTTGAGGTACGCAGTTACCCAACGTCACGGCCTCGATTTTTCGAAGGTGATGGACGGCTCGCAGATACTTCTTTGCCGCTTTGCGAAGGGCCGGATCGGACCGACTGCAGGAGCCTTTCTCGGTTCGGTTGTGATCGCAAAGATTCTCTACGCCGCGCTCGCGAGAGAGAAGACGAGCCACCGGCCGCCGCATCGCGTCTTCATCGACGAAGCCGGGAACTTCATGTGCGGATCAGCGCACGAACAACTTCTCACCGAGGCTAGGAAATACAACGTCTCTCTAACCATGGGCTTTCAGACCAGGAGCCAGCTCACGCCCGAAACCCTGTCTGCTGTCTTCGGCAACATCGCGTCGCTCTTAATCGCGCGGGTTGGAGCAAAAGACGCGGAGGAGCTCGGGCTTGAGATCGGCGTGCCGGCCGAGACTCTCCAGAACTTGCGGAACTTCTGGTGGTACGCCCGGACGGTAAAGGACGGCTTACGAATCGAACCTATCCAGATGGAAGGTTTGAGGTTGAAAGAGATCCCGAAGAACGAGGAGGTGACACGGAAGATCATCGAACGAAGCAACACGAGATACGCCACTCCCATCTCTGTCATCGAGAAGAACATCAGGACATTCCTTGAAGGAGGAAAGCGTGAAACTTCAGTCAGTGGACAAAGCCAACGACCTCAGAAAGCAGTTCGACACGGCCAGGGAGGGGGCGGTCAAAGACCTCCTCGCCCAGCGCGCCGAGATCGACGCGCAGTTGCATGAGTTCGGACACGAGGTAGCTGCGAAGCGCGGCAGGAAACCGAGAGCGCAGCAGCAGTGAAGTGGAAATGAAAAAGCCCCGGATTGGCCCCGGGGCTTTGTTTTTTACTGCGATGAATCGAGGCTATGAAACGGATGCGGCTTCTTCGTCGGCCGGTTCCCAAACCGCCATCTCGCCTTCCGGTTCCGGCGCAATTCCGAGCATCTCGCGGAGATCAGTCGTCTCGTCGGGTTGCTTGCCTTCCGGGGGAATGCGTACATCAACGTGCAGGGCTCCAGCGTTCAGAAGCCTGACCGCCAAGTCCTTCGCGCCGTCGATCCCGGCCTCGTCGCCGTCGAGCAGAAGCGTGATGTGATTGAAGCGGGTAAGCGCGATCACTTGAGCGTCCGTTGCGCGGTTGCCCATGAGAGCTACCGCGTTCATCACACCCTCTCTGACGCACGCCATAACACCCCAAAAACTTTCGCACACGATCACTGAATCTCCCTCGACCCGGTGCAGGTTGTAGAGCACCTGGCCGCGATGAAATCCCTTCGGAAACCGCCACCGTTCCGCATGGGGAATGTCAGGATCGATGGACCGCCCGGCGTACCCGATCAACTGCCCTTCGGGGTTGTGAATGGGGAAGACAACCCGCCCGGCCATCGACCCCTTTCCTGGGAAGAATCCGACACCGAGGTATTCGCATTCTTCCTCGTCGAAGTTGCGCCCCGTCAAGTATTCGTGCTTGTGATCGATGTCCTTCAGCTCAAACTTCAACGGCTCGTTCGTTTCGTCGGTAGGCGTTTCGGCCACTTCGACCTGAGCCACTGCCGCCGGCGAAGTGCTAGCCACTCCAAACCATTCGACCAGGCGTTCAGCCGCTTCGTACTGCGGAACGGATTCCATGACCGAAGTGAAGTAGACAATGTCCCCGCCCTTCCTGCCCTTCCGAGCAGAGCAACAGCTTGTGGAGTTGCACTTGAAGTAGTTCTCCCTCACGTTCACGGTGAAGTCGTCGTTCGGCTTGTCCTCATGCGTGGGGAGCGGACACTTGCCGCGCCGCCATGTGGACCCCGCCTTCAGCGCGACCCCGTACCTTCCGAGAACACTCTCGAACGTGATCCGTTGCTTGAGCCGGTCAAAATCGATGGGCTTCCTTCTCGTCTCTGGCATAGCCAGCCTCCTTGTCAAACGCCAGCACAGGCATTGTGCAGGTCTGCTTTGACAATAGGCTTCTTATAGGATTTGAGAAGGCCCGCTAATCCACAAGAAGCGCTAGAACCACAATCACGCTGGAATCACCGTCATGCCTTCGAAGGCACCACCTGATCGCACCTAACTCTTATGTCGCGTGACAGTTAGAAAATCAGCCAAGCGTCGGGTTATCTCGCTTTTAGCGAGAGTACGTGCTTCTTCTATCGCACGTTCAGTCTGGCGTCCCAGCCAGTCCAGTCAAGGGGATCGTTCCGCGCCCAGGAGAGGTCGCGGTCATAGGTAACCGGCAGGTCGATGCTTCGCTGATTATATCGACCCGCCACCTAAGACACGCTCCTACCTCTGCGCTCCACGACCCCTGTGACAGTCCTGGCTTGCGGGCCGCACATCCCGAACGTGCGATAGAAAAACTGTCGCCCGTGTGCTAGTCCCGCGCGGAACACACAAACGACATGAACAAGTTTATTGTCATTCTGTCGGAGCCTGCCTACTACGGTTATACCGTCGAAGCAGAGGACGCACGAGCCGCGGGAGAGGAAGCCTTGCGGTTGTTCTATTCCGGGGTCAATATCAACCCATACGACTACGGCCAATTGACCGTATCGACGGTCGAACCCGTCGAGTATTCATCCCTTCCGGCGCCTAAGCCTTGACCGTCCCCGCCACTTTGTTACTGTTGTAATAACCCTCATCATCAAACCTAATCACCTCATATTTCCATGCCTCACCCCGTTGGCTCGTACAGCAACGGCTCGAAGACCATTCTCCATCTTTGTGCCGACACTGGCTCCGATACCAAACCCTATCAAGACGCCGGTTATAACGTGATCCTCATCGGCAGCAATATCGGCGTCGAAAACTACCATCCGCCTGCCGACGTTTACGGCATCATCGCTAATCCCGTCTGCACGGAATTCAGCGTCGCGACTGGCTACCAGCACCAGGGCGACTACGAAAAAGGGCTCCTTCTCGTCCGCGAGTGTCGCCGTGTGATCGCGGAATGTGACCCGGTGTTCTGGGCTATTGAGAACCCAGCCACAGGACGGCTCAGGCAATTCCTAGGCACGCCCGATATGACGTATGAGCCTTGGCACTTCGGTTCCCCTTGGACAAAACGGACGGCGCTCTGGGGTAAGTTCAATCGTCCCGCTCCGCTATACCGGAAGTGGGAGGACGTACCGAAGATACCAGAACTCTACGTTCGCCCCGGCAGAACGAAACCCTCCCTAGCATTTCTTCATAAGAGCGCCGTCCAGCACATCCCGGAGTTTCAGTGCTTCGCCCCGGAGAGTGACATGGAGTTCCGATCTCTCTGCTCGCAAAAGTTCGCTCAGGCTTTCTTTGAAGCTAACCGTTGACGATACGCCCCACCCTTGACGCCACCGCATGAGCTGGTAGGGTTAAGTTATGCCGAGCCGATCACAATTCAAGACCGCCAAAGAGTACAACGCATGGTTCCGCGACTACTGGAAAACGCGCCGGAAGAAGCAACGCCACTACATGCGAGCCTATCGCCGGAAGCAGTTATCAACAGCCCCGCAGGAAGCCTGATTTTCCAAGCCCTTTTAGCCCTTGACGAAGTTATTACGCTTGCTACACTGAAGATGCTCCTTGAGGTTGATGGCGTGGCGGTCCCCAATGCAGTGCAGGACCCGCGCGAAAGGACACAGGCCACCCCTGGGTTTGCCACCAAACGCCAACCTGTCGGCATCGCTCACCAATCAATTCACCATGTCATGGCAAAACAAGAAGCGACTTATCTATGCGACGTTTGCGGCAGTAGCTATGCTACCGGGGCCGACGTACGCGGTTCTGTTTCTGTCTATAGTTCTCACGGCTCTTTCATTTGCGGCGATGTCTGCGATGAGTGCGCCGACCGCGTTCTAAAGACTCTAGTCAGAGCCTTCCCAGGTATCGCCTTTAGTGAGCACTCGCACGATACGAAGGCGATGGAATCCAAAAAATCAATCTAGTCGAACAAAAAACGTTCTCACTCTCCGGCGCTGTGGCAGTTATCTGAGAAGGTTTCTGCCCCGCCGAAGAGTCCCACCCCTCCCATGAAGTTCGAAATTAAACACCGTTTCTCTAATGAAGTTCTGTTCTCAATCGAAACTGATTCTTGGAAGCTGGCAGTAGAAGCGGCGATCAAATCCAAAGCCAACCTCCGCTTCGCCAACCTCAGCTTCGCCAACCTCAGCTCCGCCGACCTCAGCTTCGCCGACCTCAGCTCCGCCAACCTCCGCTTCGCCAACCTCAGCTTCGCCAACCTCAGCTCCGCCGACCTCAGCTCCGCCGACCTCAGCTCCGCCAACCTCCGCTCCGCCGACCTCAGCTCCGCCAACCTCCGCTCCGCCGACCTCAGCTCCGCCGACCTCAGCTTCGCCGACCTCCGCTCCGCCGACCTCAGCTCCGCCGACCTCCGCTCCGCCGACCTCAGCTCCGCCAACCTCCGCTCCGCCAAGAACATCCCGCAGTCCTACGTTAACCTCGCTTCGAGGGACATCCTCTTTGTCCTCCTGAACCTTAAGAAGGAAGTTCCCGCGCTCAGAAAGAGCCTAATCGCGGGCAGGGTGAACGGTTCACAGTACGAGGGCGATTGCGCCTGTCTCATTGGAACGCTCGCAAATGCTGACGGCGGTCTCGACAAAGTTTGCTCCGCGATTCCGTTCTACCAAATGGGAACCGAGAATCCAGGCGAGGCATGGTTCCTAAACATCAGAGAAGGAGACACCCCGGAAACCAACCCGTTCTCAGCGCACGCCGTTGCTCTTTGCGACCTTGTCATCAAGAACAAGATGCACGAGTGGGCTCTTCTGCCGAACCCGTTTGAAAAGGCCGCGAAGACCACTCCCGAAGCATGAAGCCTCGCTACTTCAACCGTAAGCCAGACGAGCCGCTTCTATTCTGGAACTGGCCCATCTTCAAGAACGGCCGCTGGTCCCAATACGTCCCTGACGAAGAACCGCAGATGACCGAGAAGGAGGCGCGCGAAATAGAAACCAACAACAACTAAGATGCAACAATCACCAACTACCACCGAGATCACGAAGGCCCTTATCGGCTTTCACGACGAAGTAGGGACCATCTCGAAAGACGCGGCCAATCCCTTCTTCAAAAGCTCCTACGCCAGCCTGTCGAACATCCTTGAATCCATCAAGGAGCCGCTCACGAAGAACGGCCTCACGTTCGTTCAGTTCCCCGAAGGTTCGAACGGCTTGACCACCCGCTTGATGCACGAATCCGGCGAGTGGCTCGAAGCGACCTACACCATGGTCCCCGCGAAGAACGACCCCCAGGGACTTGGCTCCGCGATTACCTACCAACGCCGCTATTCTCTCGGCGCGGTCCTCGGCCTGAACATCGACACCGACGACGACGGCAACGCCGCGAGCCAGCCCGCCTCGACGACGCACACTTTCACGGCGCCCGCAAAGCCGAACTACAAGAAGCTTATCGAAGAGACGAAGAACATGACCGAGTTGAAGAAGGTCTGGGCTTCTCTCCCTGTCGAATCAAAGGTCGATCTGGAGGAGGTCAAGAACGCAATCAAAGCGAAGCATGAAAACGCTTAAGTTCGAGACGCGCGACGAGTGGCTTTTCGGCCGCATAGGAAAGATCACCGGTACCCGCCTCAAGGACATCGTTGTGAAGCGCGGAACCGGAAAGAAGATCGGCTACTACGAGCTGATCGCCGAACGCCTGGGCGTACCGCCGGACGGCGAGAACCCCATGGAGCGCGGCGCACGTCTCGAAGCCGAAGCTATCGAACGCTTCATCGTTGAGACCGGAAAGAACGTGGACACGAGCCTTGTGATCTGGACGCGCGATGACAACGAGAACATCGCAATATCCCCAGACGGCATCGTCTCCGAGGAGGAGGCGGTAGAGGTCAAGTGCCTCTCGTCGGCCCGCCACATCGAAGCCCTCCTCACGAACTCAATTCCCGATGAGTATGAGTACCAAGTGCTCCAGTACTTCATCGTGAACGAGAACCTGAAGACGCTGAACGTAGTTTGCTACGACCCCCGCTTCGTAGCCCTCTACGCTTCGACCGGCTCGAAGAAGCAGCTCGACTTCTTCGTCATTGAAGTGAAGCGGGAGAGCCTTACCGAGCAGATCACCGAGTACCTGGAGTACGAACGAAAGACCCTCGCAGAAGTCGAACAGATCGTAAATCAACTCACTTTCTAACCATGGCAGACAAGATCCTCGTCGACGGCATGATCGTCAGAAACCCCAACCCGAAAGCCCCCACTTGGGTAAAAGCCAGCATCTCGTTCAACGTCGGCAAGTTCATCGAGTTCGCCGACCAGCACCAGAAGAACGGTTGGTTAAACGTGGACATGAACCTCTCTCAGAAGGGAGAGCTGTACGCGTCGCTAAACGAGTTCACGCCGAAGGCTCATACCGACGCGGGAACTGCCGAGCAGCCTCCCATCATCAACCTAGACGGCGACGACGAAGTTCCCTTCTAAATCCACTCACCCCATGAGCGAACTCGAAGAGATCGACATCAGCGAGCCCTGCGACCTGTGCCACCAACCCCCCATCAACTGCGAATGTGTGGAAGAGACAGTTGAAACGATAGACGACCGCCTCGTCGAAGCGGAGATAGACGACTTCCTCGGTACGGTCTAACCCATCACTCACCCCACCGGGCAGGTCAGTCGGCTGCCCCTCTCATCACCAACGAACACCATGAAGTGCCCGTACTGCGGCAACGATGCGGAATGGGTAGACAACGCGACCGTGTACGGAAAGCGGTTTGGTAAGTCATACATGATGTGGGTTTGCCGGCCGTGTGACGCTCGCGTCGGGTGTCACCAGAACACGCAGAAGCCGCTCGGGACGCTCGCGAACAAGGAACTTCGCGACGCACGCATGCGCGTCCACGCACTCATCGACCCCCTTTGGAAGTCAAAGCACTTCAGCCGCGGCAGGGTCTACAACATGCTCTCTGATGCTTTCGGTGAACCGGTCCATGTCGGCGAAAGCGACCTCTCACGTTGCGCCGAGATTCTCGAAACCGCCCCGAAACTATTTCAACTCCCATGAACGCCACAGACACTTCAACAGCCGCCTACGACTCAATCCGTGAACTTCTGAACGAGAAGCAAAGGGTAGTCAGAAGCGCCCTCAAGAGATGCGGCCCGATGACGGATAAGCAGATCGCGGATTTTCTCGGTTGGGAAATCAACCGGGTAACACCTCGACGCGGCGAACTCGGAAAGATGGGCGCGCTCATCGACCTCGGAACCGTGCCCGGACACACCGGAAGACCTGTCCACCTCTGGAAGCTGAAGGAAGAACCTGTAGAAGCAAAGGCCGCCATCACTAACCAACCAACACTCATATGACTCAATTCAAGGAAGGCGACCGCGTACGTCTCAAACGGTCGTGTTCAGGCGGGATCGAGGGAGAGATTTACACCCTCGGTTATCTCCTCGGTCTTTCCAGTCTCTATGCTCTCATTGACAGTGGTCGCCGTGAAGTCGGCACTTCTGGCAAAGGTTGCTTGTGCGAAAGCAATTGGCTGCTCGTGGAGCGCGGCATGACCAACTATCTCGCCACCTTCGACGGAGCTGCCGGTTGCCCACTTGGAGGCTGGACGTACACCACCGTCCCATCATTAACAAACAAAACAACTCCCAAAATGAAGCTCACCAACCTCGTAAAGAAGCTCGTAGATTCAGACACCCAGACCCTCATCAAAGCCGGATTCATCAACGGCGACCTTGAACTCACCTCGACCGGAAAGGAAGAACTGTTCGCCATCATCTTTGAAGGGAACAAAGCGGCTCTCGTTACCGCCGCGCAAGCCGTCCTCGACGAACAAGCCGCGAAGTAAACCCCCTTCCATGACCCGCTCTTACACCGTAGACAACCGCCCGGACGTACCTATCCGCTGTTCCTCCTGCGATCTAGAGTTACCCATGAGAAAGGTCCGCCGGAAAACCGCCACCTGTCTCGATTGTAAAAGGGAGCAAGCGGCGAAGAGACACCAACTTAGAAAGGCATGAAGGAACCCCTCTCACCGGCAGCCAAAGCGTTCAAGAAGGTGAAGAAGGAGTCGGTCTCGGCCTGGCTGAAGAAGGCAGATGGGGTTTTTTCCCGGTACATTCGCCAACGCGATGGCGGCCAGTGCTTCACCTGTCCGTATCGAAACGAATGGAAGAAGCTTCAGAACGGCCACTTCTGTCCGCGTCAGCACATGGCGACCCGGTTCGACGAGCGGAACAACAATGCTCAGTGCTTTGCGTGCAATATGTACTACGGCGGGCGACCGGATGCCTACGCCGTCCGCCTCGAAGCGAAGTACGGACCCGGCATTGTGAAGGAACTCCACGATCTCGCCCGGACTACTAAGCAATGGACCGTCCCCGAACTTCAATCACTCATCACCAAATACACACCATGATCTCCACGAAGAAACTCAGATACGTTCGCCTGCTCCGCAAGACCTCGGTAGGTCGCATGGCTTGGTTCGAGGTCGAGGTCGGCGGAGTAACCTTCAAGGTCAAAAAGCGGATCAGCGACCTTCCGGCACACGCTCAACATTTACTTCCATGACCACCAACCCAATCACATCTAAGAAGCTGGAGGAGTTCTTGGAGCTCTGCGTCCGGTACAACGTCGGCGGAAAGGCGCATATCGCTACCCGAGCCTTCCTCTCCCAAGCCATAGACGAAGCGTATGAGGCTGGAGTGGAAGTTCAAAAGGCGCATGACCGCGAACTTATCGGCCAGCTCCTATCGCCACAGTTCAACGCAGCCAAAGCTGCTCTTCTCGAAGCCCAGCAGCAAACAGCAAAGGAGATTCTGGAAGCGATACGAGCCCACCTCGCCAAGCGCGACGCCGCCTACGGTGACAAGCTCCACTTCGTATTCTTCGAGGGCACCGAAAAGAACAACATGCTGAACACCTACCGCCAAGCCTTCACCGAAATCCTCGCCCTCATCTCCTCCAAATATCTCACCCCCAGCTCGGAAGGGGAAACCAAGAACAACGAAGCATGAACACCGAACTCATAAAAACCGGACTCGCCTTGGCCGACGCGGGCCTAGTGAACAACCCGACCGTTTGCATCAAGGGAATGTCATCGTTCGCTTGCGTATGCGCCCCTTGCATGGAACATCTGCGCGCGGTCGTGGCGGTCTTCGCGGCCGAAGTCTTCTCGGACCCATCACCAACCAATCAACTAGAAGCATGAACGAAGACCTCTACGAGTTCCTCAAAGAAATCATCCTTTTTTTACCGACACGGGCTACGACCGGACTCGTCTCGGGCTTCTCCTCGACCACGCGCGGAACAGCATGAACAACGAAAAACCGGAACTCACCTGTCAATCCGTAGAGAAACACCTCCAGACCTGTGAGCTACATCCGATGGAGAAGGCTCGCTGGACCGGACCCGCAAGCGAGCATGAACCCCGCGAGTACCTGGACAAAATCGCGCAGGAAGCAGCAGAGACCAACCAACCAGGGGAGAGAACATCGGGCGGAGGTTATGGATACCGCGATCCGAAAACCGGTCAACAAATTCACGCGATCTTTATCGAGAGCAAGAAGACTAACCAACCAGATCAAGCATGATCATTCTCGCAGCCGTTCTCGGAGCTATCAGCGGGACAATCGCGGCCGGACTCCTGCTTTACGTTAGCGAGCGGATCGCTTGGCACCTCTGGGCGAAGAAGCGTCAAGAAGCAATCGACCGCAACCCGAACAACCGCATCAAGCACCATGCCTAACCTCCCTGATTTCTCGAAAAAACCGGAAGACCCTTCCCTTCAACGACACTGCAAGAGATGCCATAGAAACATCTCTGAAGAACCTTTAAGCCACAACAAGATCTGTGGAGGCTTTGCCGGACCCTGCTGGCCGTGGTGTAGTTATCCCGAAGGGAAGGACTTGCCGGAAAACAAGGGACAGGTACAGTAAAGGCATGGCCTCACTCGATGGAATCGCGAACGCCCGGAACTCGATCAGCGAGGCGGAAGCGAGGACCCGCGAGCGAATTCACAACCCGGCCAAGGTCTGCGGCATGTGCGGCGGACCCTATGAGTACCGGCTCGTCATCGGTCTCAGCTCCTGCGAACACGACGGCAAGCAATCAACCAACACACCCCAACCATGTTGAACTTCATTCTCGGCTTTTTCACCTGCGTTCTCGTGCAGGCGATCATCATCCGCAACGCGAACAACTGATGCCCCGTAAGCCCTCGATCAAACAAGCGAAGGCGATGGCGAACCTGTTGGAAAACGGTGGGAACGTCACGCGGGCCATGCTCGACGCGAACTTCTCTCCGGCCACTGCCAACAACCCGAAGAACCTAACCGAGAGCAAGGCGTTCAAAGAGAACTTCGCGGACCGTATCCCTGACGATCTCCTCGCCAAACGCCACCTCGAACTGCTGAACAAGCGCGAAGTCGTAAAGACCTTCAGCCACGAGACCGGAGAGACGGAAGTCGAGATAACCGACCAGCCGGACACCCAGGCAGTCTCAAAGGCTCTCGACATGGCCTACAAGCTCAAGGGCTCGTACGCTCCAGACAAGTCACTGACTCTGAGCCTCACGATCCCGGACATCATCAAAACTCTCGAAGAAGATGCAGGGACGTGATCTAACGATTCACATTCGCGGCAACCGCGGCCCCGCCCGGTTCAAGGCCGTCATTCGTCTCCGTCGCCAAGCAGACACTCCCTACTCCCAAGCCATGATGCAGAACTTCGTCGAGCGCATGGAGCTCGTCCTCGATGACGACATTCTCGGCATCGTCGAGAAGATCACCGTGAACACGCAGGAATGACCGATGCGGAAGCAAAACTAAAGCTATCCGACCGGCTCTGGAGACTCTCCCACCTTTACAAGATCAAGACGAAGGACATGCGCCTTCGGACCTTCCGGCCGAACCCCGCCCAGGTTGCCTACCTCGCTGAAGAATCTGACCGGGACATCATCGTCAAAGCCCGGCAACTCGGCATGACGACCTTGAAGGCCGTCGAGCTGCTCGACTTCTCCGTCACGACTCCGAACGCGAACGCCTGTCTGATCGCCCACGAGCGGGACAAGGTTCAGAAGCTCTTCGAGATCATCAGGCTCGCCTACGACAAGATGCCGGCAGAGCTTAGACCGGTAGCCAAGTACGACAACCGCAACGAGCTTTCCTTCCCCGCTCTCAATTCAAAGGTGTTCGTCGCGCTCGATACTAGAGGCGAAACCATCCACAACCTGCACGTCTCTGAGGTCGCCTATATCGAGCGGGCCGAAGAGAAGATGTTGGGTATTCTGGAATCCGTCCCGAAGGACGGGATCATTTCGTTCGAGTCAACCGCGAACGGCATGAGCGGTTACTTCTACGACACCTGGGAGGACTCCCGTTCAGAGTTCCGTAAGCACTTCCTAGCGTGGTTCCTAGACCCTGAATACTCAGAACCCACCCAGAGCACGCTTTCAGACCTTGTCGCCCAGTACGAGCCACTACAGCTCCAGTACGGGCTCATACCGAAGATATGGGAGCAGTGCCATCTTTCTCCCGAACAGTTTGCCTTTTACATCGGTAAGGTCCGCCGGCACAAAGCCAAGGTCGTTCAGGAGTACCCCTCGACCGCGCTTGAAGCCTTCATCGCTTCCGGCCGGAACGTCTTTCACCCCTCGGACCTTCAGAAGCACCAGCCCCGGTTGCCCGTTGAGCGCATGTACCAGTCGCTCATGATCTACGAGAAGCCGCAACCAGGCTTCCGGTACACCATGGGGATCGACCCGGCTGAAGGAACCGGTAGGGACAACTCGGTCATCGAGGTTTTGAATGCCTACACGGGCGAACAGGCGGCCGAGTTCGCAGACAACCAGATCCAGCCTGACCAACTGGCCGACTACGCCATCTCCATCGGCAAGATGTTCAACAACGCCTTCATGGTCCCTGAGGTGAATGCCCACGGTCTCGCGTTCGTGAACCGCGTCAAAACGAAATACGCGAACGTCTACCGGAGGGAGCACTTCGACAAGACCAGCAACAGCTCCAGCTACTCGCTCGGTTGGAAGACAACGATGGTTACTAAACCGATTCTCGTCGATGACCTCGAAGAGGCCGTCAGAGTTGAAACGGTCCACGTCAGGTCCGAAGAGGCGCTGAAGGAGATGAAGGTATTCGTCCGTCTCGAGGAATCAGGCAGGCACGGATTTGGAGCCGAGGGCTCGAAGAAGGACGACCGGGTTATTGCCATGGGACTGGCTCTTCAGGGTGTGAAGCATCTTCCCAAGATGGCGACGCCAAAGAGCGACGCGCAGAAGCGGTTGGAGGAGTACGTCAGGGATCAGCAGGTCGCTCAGTACTTTCCGAATCGTCAGGAACCAGCAAGGGGCAGAAAGAGGTATCGAATCAGGGGTCGCGAAGCGACTTAGGTAATCCACAGCTTTCGTAAGCCGCCGTTTGACGCCCATGCTATAAATAACTCAACTCTCCCTCGATGCCTCGCACCAAACCCTCCGCAAAAGCTTCATCGAAAGATACCGAGTCATCTGATACGGCTCCAGCCACGTCCCAGAACGTGAAGCCGTTGCCAGACGAGAAGGAAAATGGTTCGAGCTACTCCCCGACCGGGACCGAAGGCAAGGTCCAGAAGCAGTACCTCCGCAGGAAGCAGGAGATCCTCCAAAGCCGTACCAACGTCTCCGGCATCAACATCGACCAGAAGATGCGGGAGTGGGACAAGAACTACTTCAACCGCGACGCAGACATCCCGCCGGCCGAGGTAGACGTTGACCAGAGACCTATCGCCATCAACCGAGCGTACGGCAAGATCCAAACAGCCCTTGGAATCCTCGTAGACCGCAACCCGACGTACGTTCTAAACGAGAACATCGCGAAGTTCAGGGGAAACCGCGAGATCATCCGCGCCCTCGCTAACGCTTCATGGAAGAACTCGAACAGCCTCGGCCAGTTCAAGCTCTCCGTCTTCAACTGCGCCAAGCGCGGTTTCTTCGTCGGAAGGACCTACAACCGCATCATCGCGAACATGGGCCGGTTCCCGAAGACCATGGAGTCGAACGGCCGCATCAAGTACGAGAGCCGTCTCGTCACCCACATGGACGACATCGGCTACGTGAACCTCGACAACCGGAACGTTTGGATCGACGAAGCCGCCCGGCCTGAAGATATGTACTCGATCAGAGACTGGATGTGGCGCGAGGTCTGGCACATCGACGACATCAAGGCCACGTTCCCGATCACTGAGTTCCCGAACATGAAGTACGTCCACTCCGGCGGCAACACCCAGGAGACGATCTACGGCAGCTCCCAGAGCGAAGGCAACATGTCCGTGACTCAGGCCCGTGAGCACAAGAAGGGCATGACCGAGATCTTCTTCTACGAGAACTACAAGACGGATTGGTTCATCATCGAGATCAACGGCATCATGGTGGTTTGGGAGCCGCTCCCCCAGTACCACAAGCGCATCTCGCTCGTTACCGGCCTTTGGTCCCTGCGTTCTGCTGAGGACATCTACGGCATCGGCGTTATCGAGGCGATGGAGCGATCCGAATCCCTCATTGATCGCATCAACAACATGGACCTTCGCCAGCTCCTGCTTTCGATCAACCCGCCCGGCTTTTACTCAGGAACCGAGGACTTCGAGAACGAAGAGATCAGGCTCAAAGCAGGCGTACTTCGTCGAACCCTCAACCCGAGAGATGTCAATTGGCTCATAGTCCCGAAGCCTGACGATGGCGCATCAAAGCGCATCGCACAGATCCAGCAGGACGAGGACAGGGACACAGGTATCACGAGAGCCGTTGAAGGCGACCCCTCGGCGCAGAACAGCAACGACACCGCCTTCGAACTCGGCCTCGACAAAGAAGCCGCCTTAAAGCGTCTCCGAATCCCCCTGAAGTCCTTCCAAAGCGCCCTCGAATGGGAGGCGAAGAACCGCATCGCGCTCATTCAGCAGACCTACTCTGATTTTCAGGTTGAACACATCGCTGACCAAGACGACATCTTTGATTACCTTGACGAGGTGAAGAAGGACCCGTCGTATTACTACATCGAGAACGAAGGCAAGGCAGGCGGGGAGAAGTTTTTCAAGAAGCAGTACCGCGAAGTCTCGCTCGCCGTCGAGCAGGACGAGAAGGGTAACTTCATCGAGACAGACCATGAGGCGTTCTTCAAAGTAAAACCCGAATGGCTCGCGTGGTCCGGGTCCGTGAGCGTCGATATGGACTCGCTCTTGGTTCAGTCAGATCAGGTGGAACAGGCCCAGACCATCAAGCTCACGAACCTACTCATGCCTATCTTCCAGCTCGGTCCTGAGATCGGAAAGAAGCCGGCCGAGCAGCTCCTTCAGGCGCACAACAAGGACCCGAAGAAGTGGCTCCCTGACGCGTGGCTGAACCCTCCTCAGAAAGAGGCCAAGCCAAACCTTCCGCCCGCTCTCGCGGCCCTTCAGGACCGGAATGCCGCGGCTCCAGGCGGCGGAGCAAACGCGAACCCGACCGCTCCATCTTCTTCAGCTCCCCAGTCTCAGACCCTAGTACCTCCGGGCGCAGTCGATACCGGAACACCACGCGGAATGCCGAATGCCACCGCTGCGTGAGAATCGGCACTTCCGTGCCCAGTGTGCCCTCATCGTCGAGCAGCATGAGGACACCATCAAAGCGATCCTCGAAGACGAGATGGCCACCATGTCCAAGGACGCCACGATCGGAGACAGCGAGTTCGAGATCGTGAAGTCAGCGATCTACACCGCAGGTCTCAAAGAAGGCATGAAGCGCGTACTAGCCAAACTTCACGAATATGCCCGAAGAGAAAATTGAACGAACCTGGCAGATCAAGGCTCCGAACACCGGAACTATTTTTGAGTTCCGGCCCATCTTCCTTGCGAACGAGGAGAGCGGCGAAGTCGAGTGCAAAGAGATCCAGGTGAAGGTTGACGGCAAGGTCCACAAGTTCGCCTACGACAACCTCTACATGTTCATGTACTTCGTCTCGAACGAAGAGATGCGCCGGAAGCTCATGCAGCGATACGAACAGCAAATTACGAGCATTCCCTACGACGTGACCTTCAAGCTCGACAAGCAAGAACGCGAGTCCGGCCACGCCCAGCGACGCATCACGCTCCAGGTTGGAGAGATCGCCATGGCCATGGTCCGCGCTGAAGCCGAGATGCTGCGAAGCAAGGACCCCACCATTCAAAAGATATTCAAAGGAACATAAAGGTCGTAACCCAAAACAACACCAACATGGATGAAACCCCAAACGTCCCCGAAGTCCAGGAGGAAGCCGCCGAGCAAGCCCCTGAGGTTGTGGCTCCGACTGTTGAAGCGCCTGAAGCCGAAGAAGCGGCCGTTGAAGCTGCCGGCCCGGAAGAAGTAGCACCAGAAGAAGAAACCACGGTCTAAAACCCGTGGTCCACGTCGCAAGTAACCCAATACAACATCAATGCAGAAATGCGAAACGTGCGGCAAGGATTACAAGAACCTCGCCGCTCATCAAAGGTCCGCGCACCCTGAACCTGTAGGCGAGATGGCTGGTACGGGCACCGTGCCAACTAGTCCCACAACTGCCCTCCCAACCGCCCCAGATCATTCTTCGACCGAAGCCATGATGGGCGAGATTCTCGGCTTGGTGCGGACCATCACGGAGAAGCAGGAAGCAGCGGACAAGCGGATTGACCGAATCGAGACCGGCGGCGCGAACGACTTCAAGCACGGCAAGAACGCTACGGACGTTGAAGCCGCGGACCGCTCGAAAGAGAACATCAACCCGCGTGTCGTCCAGATTGTCGAAGAAACCCTCGGCGATGACTTCAAGGTGGAGCTGAAGCCCCACCGCGACCGCCCAGGCTTCGAGTTCACCGTCATCGTTCCTTCACGCCTCTCTGATCTCCCGACCGACGACAGACCCGTGATGGACCTCACAAGCACCCACCCAAGGAAGTACAAGCTCGACCAGTACGGTGAGGTGATCTTCGAGACCTATCACCCAGAAGACCGCAGGACCAGAGCTGTCTCCTCTACCGACAGCTACGACGTGATCCGCGAGCACTGTGAGCGTATCCGCGCCCACATCATCGCCACGTTCCAGAAGACGAACCGGCCAGTCCCCGAGTTCAAGCTCCGAGCGAGCCACCAACTCTAATGGCAAGCCTTGCGATCAAGAACCGGCATCTCGTCGGCCTCTGCACCTGGCTTCAGGGCCTCGCCCTCGCCGGGAAGGAGAGCCGCGAGCGTACCCGCTTTGTAGACCTTTGCATTCCCCGAATCAGTGAGCTTGAGGGGTTGAAAGGTCAGGTTGTTGAGAAGTACTGCCTGAAGAACGAGGACGGCAGTCGGAAGACCATCGAGAAGGACGGCCGCATTCACTGGGACATTCCAGCCGACCAGGAAGCAGCGTTCCGAAAGGACCTCGAAGAGCTTGAGAACGAAGAGTTCCTCATCGATCTCCTTGACGGCAACATCTCGAAGGTGAACACCGTCCGCAATCTCGTTTTGAACACGGACTTCAAGTTCGGTCCAGCCGAGGAAGACGACGAAGCAGAGCGTGACGCGAAGGTCCGTCTGGCGCATGACTACTCCGAGTGGTGTATCGCGTTTGAGACACTCGAAGCGTAGGCCAAGTTATCAACAGAAACCGAAAGCGACAGTATGTGAACGGTGGTATAAATCAATCAAGTCGGTACCGTACCTTCACAGTAGAAACCTAGATCTCCGGGGATCAGGGCTAAGTGCTGGCAGAGAGCAATCTCGGTCAGTTTGTGCTCTGGCAGTAACGGTTCCCCGGAGGTCCCGTTGCAGCCGGCACTTAGCTCTCGATCCTCACGAGAGCTTTTTCTATATCGGGAGAACGCCACTCCTTGTCAGCCGGACGCACGTTGCGCGAGGCACAAATGGTTGTTAATAGAAAATGCCTGAACCAATTGAGGAGAAATCTGAAGTCGTAAAACTTCAGGAACAGATCGCGAACCTTGAGAAAGGCATAGCGACTGAACGAGGACAGCGACACGAGACCGAGACGAAGTACTCAACCCTCGACACCGAGTTACGAGAACTCAAAGCGAAGGTTGGCACAGCGCTCGATCCGAAGCCCGTTGAACTCAAGCCCGACGACGAAGAGAAACTTGAAGCCTTTGCCAAGAAAAAGGGGTTCGTCACAGCCGAAGAGCTGCAAACCGAGCGAGCACGTCTCGCCGAACAGACGATCAAATCCTACGAGACGCAAGCGGTCACAGAGTTTCTTGAGAAACACCCCGAAGCGGACGACAACGAGGTGTGGGCCAAAGTCCAGGAGGAGTTTCAGCTTTACAAGCAGCCGAACAACCTCGTGACCTACCGAGCCTTGCTCAATCGCGTCTGGGAAGACGTGAACGACAAGAAAGGCAAGGCCAGAGAGGAAGGGAAAGCCGCCGCGAAAGCCGAAGCAGCCACCAACGCACGCTTAGCCCTCGGTGGAGGAACCCAGCCATCGGATACCGATGACACGGACTCTCCCGAGAGTCTCCAGAAGAAATATCCACATCTCTCCAAAGAACAGATCGCATCGACCAAATCAGAACTGGCCGCGATCATCAAGGAGCGAAACAAAGACAAAAAATAAATGGTCAAACTCTCCGACTCCCTTTATGGCAAGCTCCCGACCCTCACCGGCACGGTAGCGAGCCTTACGGCCGTCAAAGGGTCCTTGGTAGCCGCAGACCTCACGAACGCGAAACTTGTCGCCGTGACCGGTTCTGTCGGTACTACCCAGACCTTGATGGGCGTCCTTTCAAAGGCGGTCGCAAGCACCGACACTCTTGCCGAATGGAAACCGCTGAACTCCGGCGTGTACTGCATCGTGGACTGCACGAACAACACTGCCGCGAACCAGCTTTTCAAGCGTCAAGCGATGACCGATGCCTCGACCGTCGCAAATACCTCCACCGACATCACGACTAACCTCGGGGTGTTCATGCCGCTCAAGGTCGTGGGCGCAGCCGCAGATAAAAAGCTGTACGGGTACTTCATTACCCTCGGCCAAACTACCTAACATCTAAATGAGCGCTAACCCTACAGCGGTCCCCTTCGACATCAACGCCGCGGCCGACCTGACCGACCTCTCCATTCAGGAGATCTGGATCAAGTCCCCGGCTGATGTGAAGGAGTACTTCCGCGACTACTACTACTCCGAACCGGTCTCTGACTACATCGTGAAGGACTCGTCCCTCACCTCTGTCTCGACCTTCGGCAAGATCCCAGAGAACGGCAACATTCCGGCAGGCTCCCCGGCGCAAGGTTTCAAGCAGACCTACACTCAGAGCTTCTTCGCCGGCATGATCCGTGTCACCCGTCCGATGTGGCGCTACGGCGTCCAGGCGCGCAAATTGACTCAGCTCGTCGACGAAGAGCGGAAAGACGCCATGCGTTTCCGCGAAACCGTCTTGGCGAACGTGTTGAACAACGCGACCTCCACGTCCTACACCGAAACTTCCGGTCCGTTCGCTTACTCCGTAACGAACACCGGTGGCGATGGTGTTGCCTTGCAGTCTGCCTCCCACACCCGTGAGGACGGCGGCACCAACTGGGCGAACGTCATCACTGACGGCACCACGAACAACATGAGCTTCGACTACAGCGCATGGAAAGCAGCCTTGAAGACCGCTCAGGCGATCAAAGGCGGCGTCGGCGAAATCTTGGACGTCGCACCCGATGCGATTCTCGTCAAGAAGAACTCGTCCGCTCACTTCCGCGCGCAGGAAGTTCTGAAGTCAATCGAGAAAGGCGAACGGCCTGGTACCACGAACCGCGACGGTTCGATCAGCGCTTCGTTCGAGATCCGCGCAAATCCGTATCTGACCTCAGACACGGCATGGGGCGCGATCGACACGAACCTCATCGGTCCGAAGTTCGGCCTCCAGTACAAGGAGGGAATGCCTCTCACGATGGACCCTCAGTTCATCGACTACGACACGAAGGAGATCAAGTACTCGATCGGATGCGACTTTGCTTACGGCTTCAACGACGTACGCAACCTCACCTGGTCAACTGGCTTGAACGCCTAGTTCCGCTTTGAGGGTGTGCGTGAACACCCTCCCAACTTACGAGACCGCTCTTTCCGCCGAGCCTCTCGCCCCAGGACATGCGGAAACTCCTTAACAACAAGAACTCAACCAAAGCCGAGCGAAGATTCCATGAAAGCCTCAAGGCCCATCGGATCCCCTTCCTCTTCAGAAAGAAGGTGCTCGGCCGCGAGATCGACTTCCTCATCGGCAAGATCGCTATCGAGATCGACGGCCACGAACAGGACCGAGCCAAGAACAAACTCCTGCTCGAAGCCGGGTACTCGCTGGTCCATCTCTCGAACCGCGAAGTCCTCGAACAAAACTACTCAAACATCATCAAACAATGTCTACAGCACGTCCATCAGCTCAAACCTCTAACGTCAACGTTCTCGGTCTCGACGGCAACGTTGAAACCGTAGGAACCCCGTCCATAACTGTCCTCATGCGTGATCCGAATAACGACGTTCTTCTTGCGAGCGGAACCACGGTCCCAACCGCCGGTGACGCCGGATACGGTCCGGGCGCAGAGTTCATCAAGACGAACGGATCGACCGGAACCACGATCTATACGAACGAAGGAACGGCCTCGGCCGCAGCCTTCCATGCTTCGGCTCCGACCGAAACCGTAACCGTAACTTCCGCGACCATCGCGACCACGAGCACCACGATTGGCTACGCCGTTGCCCCGAAAACAGGCGCTCTGATCTCCGTAGACTTTGCGGGCAAAGATGCTCTTACGACTTCGGACTCGAACTACATCACCTGGACCATCACGAACCTCGGTCAGGCAGGCGCGGGTTCGACCGCGATGCTTGCTACCTCTCCGGCAGGTATCAACACCACGAAGGTAACCGGTGGAACCGCGATAACTGCAGACGGCGTTTACGCGCTCACCCTCTCAGGCACTGCCGGCAACCTCGCAGTTGCCCAAGGTGACCAGTTGAAGATCACCGCGACCGCGACCGGCACTTTGGCGAACACCGTCACCTTCCCTCGCTACCAGCTCCGCTTCGCCTAAACCAATCACTTACCCGAATGTTCAACCCCGACATCGAACTTCAGCAGCCGCGCTCCGTCCGAGCCAGCGCCGTTCTCACGAGCGCCTATGTGGTGGGCACCAACACAGTGAGCTTCGGTCGCCACAATGCTCTCGGCATCGAAGTCAGCTACACCAAAGGCGATGAAACCTCCATGCAGATGAAGGTGGAGGTCTCGAACGACGGCGGTACGACCTGGGCACAGGAGACAACCGAGACCACGACCGCTGGAACCGTGGCGGTGGCCCTTGCCGAACGGTCCTACTCGGCAACCGGCGTTTACTCGACCTTCCTTCGACCCCTGCGCGCGGGACTTGCCCGAATCAGCGTCAAAGCCACTGGTGGAACTCCAACCGGAACCGTCGCGATCCGGGCCTACCCAAGCTGGGCTTAATGGTTGACCGCGAGCTACAAGCGGAAGAGAAGAACCTCGAAGCCTCGGTCGCCTTCTTACGATCTGAAAACCAGCGTGAAGCAGCTCTCCTTTCAAAGCTTCTCGCGAAGAAGAAGGCGGCTGAGACCGGGGCCAGAGCAGCCGAGAAGAAGGCTCTCACCGCCGTAGCTCGCCTCGACGACCTAAAAGCCGCCCATGACACGGAGAAGGCCGCTAGAGCTGCTCTCAGAGGCTCTCAGAGCAGCGAACGAGCCCTCCACGCCGAGGAGCTTAACCAACTCAAGACCGACCATCAGCAAGCTCAAGGCGAGATTGCCAATCTGCATGAGGTGATCGCAACTCTTGAGGCCAAGAAAACGGACCTTGAATCGACGGTAGAAACGCTCCAGGCGAACATCAACGCGAAAGCGGAACTGGCGCAAGGTTTCGTCGAGCTCACCCGGGAGATCGCGACTCTAGAAGATCGCCGCGATTCTCTTCTTTCTGACATTTCCCGCATTACCGAAGAAGGTGAAGCGACGAAAAGAACCACTGCAACGGACCTCGCGACGCTCGAATCCTCTGCCGCCTCAGCCCGCGCAGAACTGGCGGAAGCGGAGAGCCGCAAGAAGCTCATCGACGACGAGTGCCAGCGCAAAAGCGCGGATCTCCTCATCGCCATCGAGCGCATCGAAGCCGAATATCAAAAGGCGTTCCCCGGTCTACGCCTTCTTCTCATCTAGCCCATGCTCGCACCTGACATCAACTACAGCGGACTGACCACGGCAGAGAAAGCGTTCGTTCAGAACCTCGCCGGCCTTTCCTACGCGAACGGCGACATCCTTTATTACAACAACGGCCTTCAACGTCTGCCGAAAGGCGTTGATGGACTGTTCCTCTCGCTTGCGAGCGGTTTGCCTTCCTGGACGGCCGCTTCAGCATCAGGCATCACGACTTTAAATACTCTCACCGCTGCGACGCAGACCTTTGCAAACGCGAATGACACGAACGTCACCCTCTCGATCGGCTCCGCAACTTCGACTCACACCTTCACAATGGGCTGGACGGGCACACTTGCCGCCGCTCGCTTGAATGCGAACGTTGTTCAAGCCATCACGAACGATACGAACGTAACGGGCTCGATCACGAGCCAGAACCTGACCCTCGGTTGGACCGGAACCCTCGCAGCAGGACGGTTGAACTCGAACGTAGTCCAGGCGATAACCAACGACACCAACGTTACCGGCTCCATCACCGCACAGAACCTGACCATTGCATGGTCTGGCACCCTTGCGCCATCACGCGGCGGGTTCGGAACCAGCGTCTCAGGCATCGCAAAAGGAGGCGTCGTAACCGGATCAGGCGCGGGAACCTTCGCCATCACCACAGTAGGCAGCGACGGGCAGGTTCTAAGCGCCGACTCAGCCTCTACCGGCGGCGTGAAGTGGATTGCAGCAGGTGGAACCGGCACTGTCACCACGCTCTCCGTAGTTTCTGCGAACGGTTTTGCCGGCTCTGTTGCAAACGCGACCACGACTCCGGCGATCACGCTCACAACGACCATTACCGGCACCCTTCAAGGCAACGGCACGGCTATCTCCGCATCGAAAGTGACCCTGACCCAGCCTGCAACCGGCTCAACTCTGACGATCCTCGACGGCAAGACCGCGACCTTCAACAACACGATGACCTTTGCGGGCACCGACGCCCAGACGTACACCTTCCCGAGCACGAGCGCGACGATCGCCCGCACCGACGCGGCAAACACCTTCACCGGCGTTCAGACGATGACCTCTCCGGCTTTAACGACCCCAGCGATCACGGGACTCGCCACAGGTTCAGGTGTTGCTTCTGCAGCCACCGTCTCAACACTCGTATCGAGGGATGCGAACGCCAACACATCACTCAACAATCTTCTCGAAGGCTACTCGACCACTACGACAGCAGCCGGAACGACCACTCTCACGGTTGGAAGCACCTACGCGCAATTCTTCACCGGCTCAACGACGCAGACCGTCACCTTGCCCGCCACGTCAACTCTCGTACTTGGACAGCAGTTCCTCATCGTGAACAACAGCACCGGCGCGGTTACCGTGAACTCCTCTGGAGCAAACGCTGTGGTAGTTCTCGCAGGTAGCACCTCGGCCGTCATCACCTGCATTCTGACCTCCGGTACAACCGCGGCCTCGTGGAGCGTTTCCTACTACGGCGATGTTGTAACGAGCGGTAAGAAACTGAGCGTCTCGAACTCTCTGACCCTCGCGGGAACAGACGGAAAGTCTCTCACCCTGACGAACAGCCTCACGGTCACAACGAACGACGGAACGCTCGCTTTTGGCGCGGCCTCGAAGACCTTGACCGTCAACAACAGCCTCACGCTTGCAGGCACGGATTCAACAACCATGACATTCCCAGGTACCTCGGCGACCATCGCAAGAACTGACGCCGGCCAGACCTTCACTGGTACGAACATCTTCACTTCTCCGAAGCTTCTGACCTCGGTACTCGACACCAACGGCAACAACTTCATCACGCTGAACGCGACCGGTTCAGCCGTGAACTATCTCGACCTCACGAACACGGCGACAGGCACTACCGGTCCGCTTCTTCAATCCAAGGGCGAGACGAACGTTGACCTGCGCATCGGCGCAGCCGGAACCGGCAAGATCGCGATGCAGTCACGCGTGAACTTCGGCGCAAAGACTGCCTACTTCACGGAAACCGACAATGGCAACTCAGGGACTTCGAAGACGATCGACTGGACCACATCGAACAAGCAGAAGATCACTACGACCGGGAACTGCACCCTGACCTTCACGGCCCCAGACGGACCTTGCAGCCTTGTTCTCCGCATCGTTCATGAGGCTTCAGCAACCGCCTACACCTACACCTACCCGGCGACAGTGAAGTGGCCTGGAGGCGCAGCGGGGAAACTGACTACAACGAACACTTCGGGTGCGGTTGACATCGTGAGCCTCTACTTCGACGGCACAAACTACAACGCCACGGGATTGGCGACCTTCAGCTAATGGCAAACACTGTTCAAGCACTCGTAGTAGCAGGTGGAGGCGGCGGAGGCCACAACCAAGCCGGAGGCGGCGGGGCTGGAGGCTATCAATACAACGCCACTTTTACAGTCACTGCCCAGGCTTACACCGTGACCGTAGGAGGTGGAGGGGCTGGAGCCACTACCGCAACGCGCGGCGTGAACGGCTCGAACAGCGTCTTCGACTCAATCACTGCAACAGGCGGTGGTGGTGGTGGAAGCGCTGGTGATGGCACGAACAACGAGTCAGGGGCAAACGGCGGTTCTGGTGGTGGAGGTGGAGCAGGTGCAGTAAACGGCGCAGCGGGTACCGGAAGCCAAGGCAGTAACGGCGGAACAGGCTTCTCGACAGGGGCTCCATTTTCAGGAGGCGGCGGTGGAGGTTCTTCTGCCGCTGGGACAAACGGTTCTTCTGGAGTAAACGCCGCAGGTGGCGCAGGAACTTCTAACTCGATCACAGGTGCCGCTGTCACCTACGCCGGTGGTGGTGGAGCTGGTGCCAACTCTGGAACAGGCGGTGCCGGTGGCTCCGGTGGTGGTGGAGCAGGCGGAATCTTGAACAGTGGTGGAACGGCCGGAGCAGCAAATACAGGAGGAGGCGGTGGCGGTGATGGAGGTTCGGGCGCGCCAGGCGGAGGAGCAGGAGGTTCCGGTGTGGTCATTCTCGCTTACCCGACCGCAGGCTCTGTAAGCGCAACGGGAGGAACAATCACCACGTCAGGCGGTAACACCATTCACACTTTCAACAGCTCCGGGACTTTTACGGTCTCTATCGCTTCGGCTGCGAGCAACAACATGTTCCAAGGAGCCAACTTTTAACCGTTCATGAACCCCGAGAACATCTACTACGTCCCAACACTCGTCACCCGGATCTTGCAGTACCCGTTGTTCAAACTCGCTGTTGGAATCTCGCTATTCTTCCTCCATTTCTTCTTCGATTCGCTGAACACGTCGGCCACCATCGCTGTCTTCGCACTCATCTTCATGGACAGCATCACCGGGGTCATGGCTGCCTTCCGAACCGGCACAGCCATCGAGTCGCACAAGCTTCTCCGCACCGCCATCAAGATCGCTGTTTATTCACTCATGATCTCGGCCGGCTTCCTCTCCGAAAAGGCAATTCCGATCCACGGTATCGACGAGACCATCATCGCCGCCCTTGCCGTGACCGAACTTTTCTCTATTCTCGAAAACACGGCTCGCGCCGGGTACACGGTCGCCGCGCGGCTCCTCGACAGATTCAACAAAAACCTAGAAGCCCAATGATCGACGACCGCCAACAACAGAACGAGTACGACTTCCTGAACCGTCAGCCGGGCGCTCTTCAGCCTGTTCCATTCGATCCGCAGACTTTGCCCGGCCTTATCGCCGATCTGACGCCCACACCCCAGACCCAGACGAACGTCATCAGGAAGAAGTTCTCTGATTTCTCGAAGGCTGCTACCTCAAATGACGTGACCCTTTTTTCACTTCCGAAGCACTGCATCATCTTGACGATCGCCGCGAACGTGACCCAAGCCTTTGCCGGGGCAGCCATCGCCACCTATACGATCTCGGTGGGCAAGAGCGGCAGCTCAACAGGTCTCCTCACCGCTCAGAGCGTGACCACAACCGGCTTCAAGAACGCGGTCGGAACCGACTTCACTACGAACCGACCCATGTACAGCGTGACCGGGCCGACCTCGATCGTCGCAACCGCCACTTCGACGGGAGCGAACCTCAGCGTCGCAACCGCCGGCTCCATCGACTTCTACGTCGTTTACTACTCATTCCCTCAACTCTGATGCCGAAGATCATCTGGTCAAATTTCAGCGGAATGTCATCGACCTCGGTCTACGACAACTCCAAACTCGCACCCGACGACGCGTTCCAATCTGCCACCGCCGTGGACACGATCAAGACTCCTGGCGTTCTTCGCGTAGGCATTGGAGCAGGAACAGACTTCACGAACATCAGCGGTATCCGAACTCCGATGATTAAGGTTGTAAACTACTTTGCGGGAGCCTCTTTCCCCGATCTGTTCGGGTTCGGCATCGAGGCAGGAACCACGGTCTACGACGCAAGGGTCCACAAGCTCGACCTCGTGACCGACACGTTCGCCAACACTGGCGGCTGGCCCTACACCATCGGCGGCAACCTCACGACCGGCCACGTCGGGCATACCCACTTCGTAGGTGAGGACGTGACCATGTTCAAAGAGAACGGCGTCACGAAGCTCATGGCCGCCTGGACTGACGGAACAGACGGCGACCTTTTCGTCTCGACCCTCGATCTCGCAACCAAGAGCGACACCTACTTCGCGGATAACTCTCCGGGCCACGTTGCCCTCGGCCGTTTCCCTCACCCGATTGTCAGAGGCGACAACGGCTACTACTACGTCGCAGACGGCCCTTCGATTCACAAGATAGATGGCTCGACCGCCCCCGCAACCATCACCCTCTCCGCGATCGACCTCCCGACCGGCTGGATCATCTACGACATGTTGAACTTCAAGGGTCTGTGCTGGATTCTGGCCCGCCAGCAGTTCAACTACATTCCGAACGACCCGACCGGAAATGCCGCGTTTGAAACAGCAGTCTTCCAGTGGAACTATGTTTCAAATCGAGCCGCCGACTTCTCAGGCTTCACCGCAGGCTCTCCATTTTTCCTTGAGAACTCCGCCGAGGGCAGCGCCGCGAACATCGGCAAGCTGTTCCTACTGCTGAACGTCGTCCACACGATGACCTACACGATCTCCGGCCGGACCCAGATCCGCAGGTTCTCAGGCGCGGAGTTCGTGCCGGCCGCAGAGATTGCGGGGAACTACCTCCCGGCCAGAGGCGGACTGACCGGCTACAAAGGCCAGGTCGCATGGCTTGCGATCACGACCGGAACCTTCTGCACCTACGGCAGCATCTCGCCAGACTACCCGCCCAGATACAACTTCATCGGCAAGCTCCCAAGCACCAGCAACACATCCGCAGGCTTTCTTTCGATCGACTACAGCGGCAACTACTACGGTTGCTACCAGGACACCAAGGTAGGTCTCTTAAACGGCATGGCCACTTCTGCCTCTCTCACAACCTTCGTGAAGGAGATGCCGAAGCTCTCGCGCGTCAAGAACGCCTCGATTTTGTACCGGCCCATCACTGACGTAACCGCCTCCACGCTCACCTTCACGTTCTACAAGAACTACTCTACGACTGCCGTCGCAGGAACCTTTCAGCTCACACATGCAAAGGACGGAGCCAGCGGCCTCAAGTTCTTTGAGCTAAGTGGAAAGAACTTCCAGAACGCTAATGCGATGCGTTGGACCGCGACCTGGGCGTTGCATGCCAATGCCGTCGATGCCATCGAGCCTTACCGCATCGAGATGGAATATGACCAGCTCGTGAAAAAGAAGTAATGCACAGGTTCTTCACAGTCCGACCTTCTATACTCAAATCAAGCCCATGGCCGTAACACTAGCCGACATCAACAACCGAATAAACGATATGCGCCGCGACAACGGCAGCGCGAGCGTCGATATGACCGCTGAGGGCTTCCGGGCGATCAACGCCACCCTTCAGGTCTGGCAGCAAATGCACGACTGGGAGTTCTCAATTGAAGAGCAGACCCTGAACTACCACTCTGGGATTGATCGGTATACCCTCGCCTCGAACTTCAAAGCTCCACTTGGAATGAAGTATTACAAGGGCTCGCAGCGGGATCCCTTCGCTCTCGTCTCTGATACGAACTTCAACCAGACGAACGAACGGCTGAAGCCCCTCCGCTACGCCATCTCAACCACCGCCCAAGGCCAGACGCTCCGGCTCAAGGCCGTTGGGACAAAGAGCGTCATCAACGCGGCAAGCGCCTACAACAACACGGGCACGTGGGTAGGAGCGAGCGGCGTGACGAACGTAGCGACTGATTCTTACGAGTACTTTGATCTCGGATCTTCGGTGAGCTTCGACTCAAGTTCCATGACGGCCGGAACCCTGACGAACAGCACATTCACCGCCGTTGACCTCTCCCGCTTCCAGAACCGCTCCGCCGTCTATTTCAATATCTACTTTGCCACCATCACGAACCTCACCTCCGTCTCCCTGAAGTGGGGAACTGACGCCTCAAACTACTGGACCTACACCTCGACCTCTGACTACCTCGGGACCGCTTTTGTTGCGAACCTATGGACTCGCATCAAGTCGCCGTGGAACTCTGCAACGAAGGTGGGAACGCCGACGATCACAAGCATCAAATACCTTCAGGTCACGTTGAACTACGGCGGCTCTACCACCGCGACCGGCTTTCGCATCGAGAACTTCTTCGTCTCCGAAGACACCCCCGTCACGTTCACTTACTACTCGCTGAACATGGTCAAAGCCGCATCCGGCGGCGCGAAGACGATGATCTTCTCGAACTCTGCGAACACAACCGACACGCCGCTCTGGTCCGGCACCTGGGATTACGTGAACGAAGCCTTCGCGAACTCCGTTCTCGAGTACATCTTCTGGATGACAGGTGAGTACGACGACCTCGGTACGACTTTGAAGCACATTCAACCAATCGTAGACAACCTGAAAAGGAGGCTTCCATCGCGTCGAAAGTACGCCGAATTAACCATCATCGATAACTAACATGGCACTCACTGACCCAACACTCACTCCTCCCGGCATGGGCGGAACAGGAACCGCCTCTCTGTCTGCCGGCATGGGAGGTTCAGGTATCGGCGGCCCCGGAAACGGCGGCCAGGCATGGACCCCAAAGAACGATGAGTACGGCAACCCGCTCAGTGTCTCCGGCTCTGCCCCAGCGGTCACACCGAGTAACGGCCTCGCGATCGGCGCGGGCGGTTCCTCAACGAGCATCGACCCCTCAGGCGGCAACACAACCTTGAGTGGCTACCTGGGCGGGAAGCAACTGAACGCACCTGAGTCCTCGACGATCATGGACGCTTACAACCAGCGTCAGCTTCAGGCTCAAAACGCCGGCGCTGCCGAACGCTCTGGAATCACAGCCGACTACGGGCAGCAGATCGAAGACACGAAGACCGACAACCAGAGAACGCTTACGGGTCATCAGGAAGAGGCTCGAAGCCTCGGCCCCGCGTCCCTTGCTGCTGTTCTCGGACTCGAAAGCGCGAACGCCGACAAACGCGTCCGAGCTTTGGAACGGAACCGCGACATCGCTCTTGCGAACTCAAACACGAACGAAGCCGGCCGCATCGATAAGCTCATCACCGACGAGCAAACCGCGATCACAACAGCGAGACAGAACTACCTTCAAACCATCTTCTCATCGAACGCAGAGAACCGCGCGCAAGTCGGTTTTCAGACCCCGGATCAGCAATCCGTTCGTCAGCTCATGATGCAGGCCCCTGACGCGAAGATCAGCCCAACCGACACGCTCGAAAGCGCTCTTCAGAAGTACCAAGGCTCTTCAGCTTTCCAGCGCCAGCTCAGTACTCCAGTATCGATCCCCTTCGGTGCCAGCTATCTCCAGTACAACCAGAAGACCGGCAAGTACGAACAGCAGAACGGCGTCTTCGACAACAGCAACGGAACCGGCTCCGCGGCCGCTGGCAGCAACGCGCCCTTCGATCCGACCAACACTCTCGATTCCTACACGCTCCAATATCTTCAGACCGGCGAACTGCCGTCGAAGATCGCGCAGAACCCGCAATACACAGCACCGATCATTCAGAGAGCGAACCAGCTTTCCGGCCAACTCGGTCTCGGCAACTTCGACCCTGCACAGCGAAAAGCGTCCGTCACCGCCGACACGACCTCTTTGAACGACCTTCAAGCCCGTCTCGATAATTCTCAGGCATCGCTTCCGACCATCATCGCGAACGGGAAGTTGCTTCTCGACGGCATGAAGAAGGCCGGCATCAACGACCAGAACTCTCCGCTCATCAACCAGTATCAAAACGCGCTGAACAAAAAGCTGATTGGCTCTGGTGACCTGGCTGCGTTCAACAACTCCCTCACGACGATCCGAAACGAGTACGCGCGCCTTCTGATGGGAAAAGGTTCACCGACCGACAAGGCCACGAATGACGCCGACTCCGCCGTTCCAAACAACATCAGCGCCGCCGATCTCGCGAAGGTTCTCGACCGTATCAGCGGCGAGGGAAAGAACGTCATTGGTTCTCTGACCGACCAGATTGGAACTATCAAGAAGCGTATCAGTCCGTACAACTTCAGTTCTCCGACCACTTCACGATCGCTTTCACCGTCGTCATCAAAGACCACATCAACGACATCAGCGCCAACCGGTTGGGCTGGCCTCTAACCAATGGACGTATCAGTCACTCCACAAGCACCAACGAGGAGCCTGACGCCTGAACCGACTCCCCCCCCGGACGGCTCTTCGCTTCCACCTCCCACGAACCTTGATAAAGGCGTCGTTGCCTTGACGCACGCGATCCGCAACATCGAGACGGGCAACAAGGACATCAAAGGAAAGAGCGGAGAGCTTGCGAGCAGATACCAGTTCATGCCGGAAACGTGGAAGGCGTGGGCAGGAAAGTATCTCGGCGACCCGAATGCTGCACTCTCACCCGAGAATCAGAACTTCGTCGCGTACAGCCACATCAAGTCTCTTCGCGATCAGGGCTACAACCCCGACCAGATTCTCTCGATCTGGAACCACGGCAGTCCGAAGTACGACGGTCAGGTTGGAGTGAACAAAGCGGGCGTGAAGTTCGACGTTCCTGCCTATGTACAGCGAGGCATGGCCGAGTTTCAAAAGGAAGCCGCCGCCATCAAACAGGCTGGAGGTGTACCTATAGCAAATGCCGCGACTGGCGATCCTTCTCAGACCGATCCCAATGATCCCCTCGGCGGCAAATCCTTCGAGGAACTCTATGGGCAAACCGCGGGCGACCAGCCAGCACCACAACAGGGACTCGGAGAACGCGCACTTTCCTTCGCGGGAAACGTCGGCTCCAGTCTGATGACCGGGCTTGGTAATGCGGTGACACACCCGATCGACACCGCCGCAACACTCGCGAAAGACACGGCGATGCCGTTTGCTCGCGTGGGTACGTCGCTCGCCAAAGCTGACCAAGGGCTTTTTCATCTCGGAAGCGCCCTGTTTCGCAAACTGACCGGCGACCATGAAGGCTACGCCAGCGAACTTCAGAAAGCCCTGAAAACCGTAGATCCCAGCAAGCCCACGCACCTTCCCTTTCTTGGTGACGTTCCGACGTTGGGCCAGTACGGAGACATGCGCCGCGATCTTGCGGATACCGCCGGTTCAGCGGCGAGCGCCGCAGGTACGCTCATGGGCGGCGGTGAACTCGGAGCAGCCGCGAAACTTGGCGTCGCCGGACGCGTTCTCAAAACCGCAGGCGAAGGAGCAATTGGCGGAGCCCTCGTAGGCGGGGGCCAAGGCCTCTCCTCCGGCCTCGGGGATCCCAACGCTTCCGCCGGCGACGTAGCAACGCGCGCTCTGACAGGAACGATCGCTGGAGGAGTGATAGGAGGCGTCGCAGGAGGAGCACTCGGAACTACTTCCGCTGCGCTCAAGGGCGTCAAAGACTTCGTAAGTCCCTCGGTTGAAGCAGCACTCACGAAGGGTTTGCGACCAGGCAGGGCGGCGGAGACCTTCGGAAAAACTCTCGAAGATGCGCTGCCCTACGTGCGCGAAGCTGAAGGCACGACCGGCAAACCAATCGAATCTGTCGCCGCTCTTGATGACGCAGTAAAGAACGCCAAGCAATCGGTCTGGAAGAAGTACGAACAGGTACTCGGCCCTAATGCAAACGCAACCATCGACGGCAACGTGATCGCAGACAAGATCGAGAGTTCCATCGATCCTCGCTTCGACCGTCAGGACCCTTCCGCCGCGGCTCGTATCCGCGCTTATGCGAAGACCTACCGACGCGACATTCCCCTTTCCGAAGCTGAAGATGCGTTGCAGTCCGTGAACGCGGACCTTCACACCTATTACGCGAAGAACAAGGTCGGCCAGCAAGTCGCCGCAAGCGACCCGTCTCAGTCCTACGTGGTGAACGAAGGCAACGCGCTTCGAGACGCTCTAAACGAGAAGCTCGGGCAGCTCTCCGGCAAAGACGCCGCGCAGTTGAAGAAGGCTTACGGCTCCCTCTCAAAACTTCAGGAGATGACCTCGAAACAACGCGGAAACGTGGCCAACGCCGCGCCGGTCGGCCTCGGGGAGCAGATTGGAATGGCGCGTGGTCTCGGCAAGATCGTCACCGGCCACCCACTCGAAGGCGCGGCCGACATCTTCGGCAGCCAGTACCTTCGCGACAAGAACAACCCAGATACCCTAGTCAAAGGCGCATTCGACAAGCTCCGCAAGAAGTCGTTCGACCCTGCATCGACTGCCATTCGTTCCGTCAGCTCCGACTACCCAATTGCAAAGAACCTGAAGACACTGGCGCTACCAAGTCCTCAGCCCGGATCGCCGAACGTGAGCGTACAACTTCCCATCAACATGCCCGCCCGCAGCTTGAGCAGCATTCAAGCTGGAGAAGGCGCGGCCGGCTCGACACTCGCGCGCAGCCTTTCCCGTTAAGCACAGCCTCTCCCTTGCGCGTTCCAGTCCGCGCGCTAGTATCAAATCAATCCCATATATTCAATGAACCCAGAAGTAACCCTCGGCGCAGTTGAACGACCCCTCGACCTAAGAGACATCGACCTCGGCCAGGTTCAAGCTCCCGTACCCAGACCGGCCGTTTTCATAGAGGACGTTTCACACCTTCCGACCTACTACCAAGGCCAGCAACCAGCATGCGGGCCGCACGCCGCTTCATGGTTCAAGGCCCGAAAAGACTCTCGCGAAAACAACGCCACCTACAGCTACAACCCCTCAAGCTACAGTCCGGAGTTCGGTTGGAAAGAGGTCAAGACCTTCGACGGCTACCCGCTCGACTCTGGGACCGACATGCGCTCGCTTTTCAAGTGGCTGCAGAACATCGGCCCCTGCGACATCGGCCTCATGCCGAACAACGTAGACCAATCACTTGAGGCTTACTCAGACCCTTCTACCGTCACCCCTCAGATGCTTCAGAACGCGAGCGGAAAGAAGATCGGACCATATGCGTTCCTCACCGATCTTTCCTTTGATGGAGTGTGCGACGCCATTTGGCAGACCAAGGAGGTCATCTTGCTCATCAGGTGCGACTCCGGGTTTTTCCGGACGAACACTCCGACCTTCACCTCTCCTCTCTACGGTCACTTCGTAACCGCCTTTAACTACGACCAGACCTACGTCTACATCAAGGACTCCACGGAAAAGGACCCGGCCCTATCCGTGAAGAAGATCCACAGAATGTACTTCCAGCCTCAGTTCATCAGGGAAGGTGGAACGGCCGTGAATCTCCACCCCCTCGTCGTCGCCGTCGCGACCAACAAGAACGCAATCATCAGACAGCTCATCGCGCTCTACACCATGCTTTTGAAGTTCGCACCAAAGGTCGCAACACCTTCACAGACCTAAATGCCAACAAAAGCCTGGTACCAATCAAAGACCATCTGGTTTAACGCCTTGACCATTCTCCTTGCAGTCGCTACCTACTTCGGCTGGACCCCTGACCAGCAGCTGATGACGAACGTAGCTGGCTTCCTTGTAGCCGCGTCCCCGTTCATCAACCTCGCTCTCCGCTTCTTTACCCATCGAGCGATCGCCTCCAACAGCTAGTTCCCTGACGGTCTGCGTCGGAACCTCACGTCTGGCGCAGCGGTCAGCGAGATAGCGCATAGCGCGCCCTCCCGACTGAAGCACCTTCACAACCTACATGAGGGACGCCCATGCTCTTTAAGCACTCCTCCGCACTCTCTTACACGAGAGGCATGAACGGCATTACCCAAGTTCACGGCCTCTACTGGCTCCTGGACTTCATCGAAGCCCATCAGAAACGCATCAAGAAGAACTCTCGCTTCAAGAAGGTCCAACGCTGGGTCCACCGCGTCCAGTTCCGGAGAGCAACGATCTATTGCTATGCGGGCGATTCCGACGATGACCCACTCGTCTTTCCTCAGAAGCTCTACACCGCCGTCACCGAACCAGAGATCACGCTCTATCTCATCGATGGAGTTCTCATGACGAAGGAGGAGCGCGATGCACTGTGAGAAATGCGGCGTCCGCTTCAGTCCCCTTATTCATATCTTCCGCGTTCCATTCCTCGGCTGGTTCTGCGGCGCCTGCATCGACGAAATCGAGATCCGAAAGGAGACACGGTGTTCCGATATGAACGCTACAAGAAGACCCGCTTCTGGGCCGTGTACGAGGGCGAGACCCTCATCTGTCTCACGGTCTACCTCAAAGGCGCACTCACGCTCATCGAACGCATCACCGGCGTAAGACCCGACCCGCCGCTTCGCAAACAGCGAGCTCCTCTTCCGCCGATCTACCGCCCCAAACAAGAACCGCTCTTCATCAACGACTCAAAGTGAAAGGAGTGTCCCAATTGTTCAACTACAACCGCGTCATCGTCAGTGGATACCTCGGCAAAGACCCGGAAACCGCTCCCGCCGGAGCAACTACCGCTACAAAGTTCTCCCTTGCTGTAACCGACCGCTGGAAGGACGCCGCCGGCGAGAAGCAGGAGCGGACCAACTGGCTCTCGATCGTCGTCTGGAACGGCAACGGCGAGAACGCTTCCCAGTACCTCAGGAAGGGCTCCCACGTCCTCATCGAAGGCTCGCTCCGAACCTCCGAATGGGAAGACAAGGAATCCGGCCAGAAACGCTGGAAGACCGAAGTCCACGCCTCGCAGGTCATCTTCCTCGACAAGAAGCCGGACGAGACTCAGGCCTCTCTGCCTTCGACCTCCCGACGCAAGAAGGCCACATGAGCTTCGAACCTCGCGTCGTTATCTGCACCTGCGAACATAACAAGCTCTTCCACCTCATCACGAAATCCGTTCCCGCCGGGCCTTGCGAGCTGTGCAACTGCAACAGTTTCACGCCCGAGAAACGCTGTCGCTGCGGCCACGGCAAGAAGGCCCACGCCAAAGGCCGCTGTCATGAAGGAGATGGTTGCAAAGAGTTCCGACCCACCACTTAACAGAAAGGAGACTGACCACACGGAGTCCCTGGGCTCGACAAGAGCCGACATGATCATTCAAGCCCCGCAATCTCGCGGGGCTTTTACTTACACGGCTTCTGAATCTTTCCCACAATTTCGCCGCTGCTCACATCGTAAAACTTAAACAGCCAAGTGCAGTCCTCAGCCGACACAACCGTCGTGGCGCTCGCAAAGTCGTACTTCTTTTTCGCTTTCTGATCCTGTGCCGCATTCTGGAAGTGCGTGTTCATGTTGTACGTGACACCCTCGCCCAGCTCGTGCAGCTTCTTTGGTACGCTCAGGCTATCCACTTGCATCGTCTCGACGCCGGTCGCCGTCACCACAAGCGCTGTAAAGGGGTACTCCCAACCCTTCTTTCCTTCATGGGTGATTGCCTTTGGCGTGTCTTTGAACATCTCGAAGACCCACTCGCCACCATCACCGTTTTCGTTCATGAGTCTGTTTGTTGCCCCGTGGATATTCATCGATACGAGCGTCTGACTGACTCCCGTGTTCGAGATGTATGCGACCTTCCACGATCCGGCCTTCGCCACCGGTTCTATCCTCTTCCACGCGTCGATCAGCGAGAGCCTAGCCGCGTCCGTTCCGCCGCCCGTGCTCACCGTAGGAGCGGCGCTGTTGTCTGTTTCGTGCTTTCCGCAGGCCAGGACCACGAGTACCGCCGCAAGAATCGTCAGTTTTCTCATCTACCTTCCCTCGCGGGTCATTCTACCCGCAGACACCTGTCCCCACCCTGACCCTTCCATTTTCCGGTCAGCGCGCTAGGCTTAACCTATCCGGTTCTGCCTTCCCCGTGAGCGAAGGCCTCGATGAGTAACACCATCAAAACCCTCTGCGTGAGCGTGTTAGTAATCGCGGCACTCTGCCCGATGAAGACAACGACGGCGCAGACTTCATATGAATCAAGACCAGAACAAGCAAGCAGCACAACCGTCATCGCGACGGTCACTTCGTATTCCTCTGTCGATTCTTGCCATTATCCTAGCTGTGTCATGGCTTCTGGTCGGCCCGCTTACGTTGGTGCTGTTGCCTGTCCTCGCCGGGTTCCTCTGGGTACGGTGGTGCATATCGCGGGAACGCGTCTTGTTTGCGAAGATCGCACGGCTAAACGCTTCGATGGCCGGTACGACATCTTTCAGGGATACGGCGAACCCGCTCACCAGAAAGCCCTCCGGTTTGGCAAACAAACCCTAGAAGTCCATGTCGAAGCTCAAAGTATCAATCTCCCGAAAGTTTAAGTGCGACTCCTGCAAGCGTATGGTTTCTGTTGTCCGGTCAGGCGACGGACTCGAAGGCCAGGTCTGCGATGAGTGTGCGGGGGTCAAGTAGCCGCCAGAATGTCACTGCTCTTGCCTGAGTACGCGGAGAGACCCGACAATCCGCGACACCCAGAATCCCCTGTCTGGAGCGCAACTCGCCTTATATCGCATTTAAATCGAAGTTTTGATGAAGCCGGATTTAGGGGATAACTCGGCCTTGCAAGCCGCCGCCGCACAGGTACGATAGAAGAGTTCCCTTGGAAACTGCTTTCACCAGTTTCATCCTATTGTGGCGGATGGAACGCTCAGATGAGTCCGTGCCACAATCACGGGCTCTTTTGTTTCTTGACTCCGGGTTTACGGTGCAACTCCAGACTCGTCGGTGAACACTCCGACGAAACCCGGCGTCAGGGCGCAAAGCTCTGAATGGTTGTGCGTTGATGGGGGAAGCGACGCGAAGATATTCGTGGAAGGCATGCCGACGAGACACCATACATGTCGGCTACCACGCGAGAGAATGGACTAGGTGGTGTTGGAAAGTTCTCTCCTCCCCACCAGCGCACAACCGAGATCGTTCCTTGAAGCGAGAGAGATGTTTCGTGCCTCAAAAATGCGGAGGCGGGAAGCGAACCCGCCCATAACATCTAAAACACGAGGTTCCGCCGCAACTCTGACTACCTCTCTCACTTCAGCGAATTAGATCGCTGGGAACGCTCGCTAGATAGAGCGCCGGATTTCTCCGGGAAGGTATCTAGCCCTTCGAAATACTCGACTCAACTCCGGCTCATGTCCGAGGAACACCAGTACCCTGACCTTTTCAGGGGTGGGCAACCCTCATGAGAGGAGGAAGGAGAGGAAGAAGGGGCCTGCCTTTGGTTCCAATGGGGGGAGCCGGTAGGGTGTCGCACAATATCTTTTTTACGACATATCAGTTCGCCGGCGAGAGGTAATCGTCGGCCGACTTCTTCTTTGTGAGGTTTTCCATAGCTTCTTCGAACATCGCCTTCTCTTCAGCCGCTCTTCGCCTCATCTTTTCTTTTCCATCCTCGAGCGCAGCTAGGAGCTCCTCTTCCCGGATCTCGCGCCGTTCCCGCTTCTCGAAGAACGGCTCCAGCGCTTCCTCGAAGTCGGCCTTGATCTGTTTCATGTTCGAGCGATACGTGAGGATCACGCTTTCAAGCTCAGCGATCCGCCCTATCATCTCGGCGGTCTCAGGGTCCTCAATCGCTTCGCTCACCTTTCGTCTCGGCACGCTCCGATTCTAACCGCGCGACGATCCGCTGAACCTTGATGTTCGCCATCTCTTCGGTCAACGCTCGTTCATCTACGTCCGGGTGACCTTCGAGGTACCCGTGCCACATGCCGCCAATCTTCTTTACCGTGATCTTCATCCGAAGAGTCTGCGGGGGAACCTCTGCTTTGTTCAACTCTTCGGGAATGAACCTGAGGGTGCGCGCGGCTTGCCCGGCTTCCGGTTCTACGGAGCGAAGAGCGGAACCCATAAGAGTCACTTCAAAATAAATCCGGCGAAACTGCACAACCCCTTGTGCATCCTCCTTTGACGCGTTTCCGTTCCGAGCTACGGTCTTTTTCGCGTTCGGCCCGTGAGGATGTTTCGAGCTTAGTGGTAAGCGCGCTCCTCGCAACCCTCCGGGCCGGGCGTCTCACTCATGACCAAGCTAGAAGCATTCATCAAGGCGAAGGGCATCAAGCCCGCCCACCTCGCCCTCCACGCCGATTACTCCCGCCAGCACCTTCTAAGGATTCGGAAAGGAACCATGGAACCCACCCGGAAATGCATCAAGGCCATCGTCTCAGCCTGTCGGAGACTGGCCCACGAACCTGTCACGGCGTCCGATCTCTTCGACCTGGACGACCCGGAGTAAAATGCCCGGTCGTGAACGCCGCCCAGCTCATTCTCGACTACGTGGACTTTTGCGACCGGCGCGGCCCGGTTCTCGAACTCTCCGAGTACGTGGTCGTCTGGAGAGTAGCGAACGAGATCGCCGAGGAGACGGCGCCGGAGGATCGCGAAATGGTCCTCGCCAGCATCCTTCCGAACCGCGAGTAGCTCTCCATCCGGTAGAATCGCCCGAACTCCATGTCTTTCGAGGGGGCGGGTGGATGAAGAATCTCCTCTACTACGGGGACAATCTAGATGTTCTGCGGCGGCACATCGACGACGAAGTCGCCGACCTTGTCTATTTGGACCCGCCCTTCAACTCCAGCCAGGACTACAACGTCCTTTTTGCAGAGCATGACGGGACCAAGGCCGCTGCCCAAATCAAAGCTTTCGGTGACACTTGGAAGTGGGACGAGTCAGCCGCCCGCGCTTACCAAGAGGTAGTCGAGTCGGGCGGTCGGGTGTCCGAGGTTCTGCAGGCCTTTCGCGCATACCTCGACCGTACGGACATGCTTGCGTATCTTTCCATGATGGCCCCGCGCCTCATTGAGCTGCGGCGGGTCATGAAGCCAACGGCGTCCATCTACCTTCATTGTGACGCGACCGCTAGCCACTACCTCAAGGTGGTCATGGATGCGACCTTCGGCCCTGAGAACTTCCGAAACGAGATCATCTGGCAGCGGACCCTCGCGAAAGGACTTCAGACCCGCAAGCTCGCACAGAATCACGACGTAATCCTTGTTTACCAGAAGTCCGATCAGGCGTATTTCAATCTCGACTCTACCTTCCAGCCTTACGACGAGGATGACCTATCCGAGAAGACAGCCGGAAAGTACGCTTCCCGCGATGAAGACGGCCGGCGGTTCCAGCTCACCAGCCTCCTTAATCCGAACACCGACCGGCCGAACCTGAAGTATGAATTCCTCGGCGTCACCCGCGTCTGGCGCTGGACGCAGGAGCGCATGCAGGCAGCCTATGAAGCGGGCTTCGTGATCCAGACTCAGCCCGGCACGGTCCCACGGTTCAAGCGGTATCTCGACGAACAGCGAGGGATGCCACTCCACGACGTTTGGACCGACATCCCGCCCATCAACGCGCGCGCGAAGGAACGCCTCGGGTATCCCACACAGAAGCCTGTCGCTCTTCTTGAGCGCATCGTGAACATTAGTTGTCCTCCGGGCGGCGTCGTGCTCGATCCATTCTGCGGTTGCGGGACGTCGATCTCCGCAGGCCAACGACTGGACCGTCCATGGATAGGAATCGACATCACTCACCTTGCTATAGGACTGATCCGAAGCCGTCTTCGCGGCGAGTTCGGCGAAGAGATCGCGAAGACATACCGGGTCATCGGCGAACCGACAACCGTAGAAGATGCGATGGAGCTCGCGCATGAAGACCCGTACCAGTTCCAATGGTGGGCGCTCGGTTTGGTCGGAGCCCGCCGGGACGAGGAAAAGAAGGGAGCCGACCGAGGTATCGACGGCAAACTCGCCTTTCACGACGAGGGTCTTGCCGGGAAAACGAAGAACGTCGTCATCTCCGTCAAAGCCGGGAAGCTTCACGCGAACCACGTGCGGGACTTGCGCGGAGTCATCGAAAGAGACCGCGCCGAGATCGGCGTGCTTATTTCGATGGAAGAACCCACGAAGCCGATGCGGTCGGAAGCAGCGAACGCAGGTTTCTACAAGTCGCCGTATGGCACCGACCACCCCCGGCTCCAGTTCCTCACTATCCACGATCTTCTCCACGGGAAAGGCATCGACTACCCAGCTCCCAGGCAGACTAACGTCACGACCAAACGCGCACGCCGTCACGTGAAGGATGACGAAGCCCGCAAGCTTTTTTAAAGAGAAAGGCGACGCTTTACGCGCCGCCCTGAATCACTTTGAACTTTTGCTGTTGCTTCGGCCACGTTGCCCGGACACGTTCCGTGAGCCGCACTTGTCTGGCCTGAACCCACGCTGAGTAGTGCTTCTCGACGATCTTCACCGAGTTGCCGAGGATCGCGGCTACGTCCTCGATAGGAACGCCGTTCGCCAAAAGGCTGGTTGCGAGGGTGTCCCTGAATCTGTGGGCGACCATCATGTTCGTTCCCTTCGAAACGCGAGCGTCCTTCAGCACTCTCCGAAGGGTTCTCTGCCAGCTTGAAACGGCCGACAGGGGCTTGCCGTTGCCCGACCAGAAAAAGTAACGGGAGTTACTGTTCTTCGTCGCTTGGTACCTGAGCGCATCAGCCACATCAGGCGGAAGAGGCACGAACACCGCTTGCCCCGTCTTTCCCGTCCGAAGCATCAGGTCATCGCCATGCAACCGCTCAGTTTCGAGACAGGTTGCGTCCTGAATCCTGAGTCCCGAATACCGAAGCAAGAGGACGAAGCACTTGATCCGGTCCGGCCGGTTGTGGCCGTGGTCCCCGTGATGCGAATACTTCTCGCACGCCGTGATGATCCGGCCCATTTCCTGATCTGTGTACGGCAGGGTTGGGGGTTCGTCGATCTCAGGGGTTTTGAACTCAGCCGCCGTATTTTTCGCGATCCACTCAGCAGCGGTGCAGAAGCCCATGAACTGCTTCAGAAGCTCCAGCCGTTTCGCGGCAGTCGCCGGCATCATCTTCCATGACGCCTTGAAGGTCGCCAGCTCCGCAAAGGTCAGCTGCTTCACGTATCTAAAGCCCCTGCCTTCGCACCAGGAGACCACCTGACGGCCGATGAACCTCCGGTAGAGGCGCATGGAGCTTTCGGCTAGGTTCCGGCTCTCAGCCTCAGCCAGGAACAGTTTCGTGGCTTCCTCGATTGTGACGAGCTTCTGATAGCCCCCGCCGATCTTGCCGGACTTGATCCACTCTCTAATCTCGTTCTGCGCGGCCTCCCACGAGGTCTGGTCCATGTTCCGGCGAACCGACTCTCCACCGAGGGAGCCTTCAACGTAGATAGGACAGGCGCAACGCCGGTAGCTTCTGCCTCGTTTCGGATTCTCTTTCTGGCATGCGGTTCCGTGCCGCCGATACAGCGTGAGCATGTCGCCCTCCGAACAGCATTGTTGGGCGAACCACGCAAATCACACTCAACACCGTTGCTCCAGAAGCTAAACCACTGATTCCTAAGAGGATAAAAGTGGTGCCCAGGGACGGAATTGAACCGCCGACACGAGGATTTTCAGTCCTCTGCTCTACCAACTGAGCTACCTGGGCCCGAGGGGTGGGCGGGGAAACGGGCGCGGAAAATACCACGCGGAAGCGGGGGTGTAAATCGCCGGGGCGCGGCTTTCATTCCGATCTCAGCGGGTGCGGTCGCGGACGATCGTGGCGAGGTCGCGGAGCGGGGCGGCGGCAGGGCCGAGGTTGGAGATCGAGGAGAGCGACGTCTCGACGAGTTCGTCGCTGAGCTTCTTCGCGCCGTCGACGCCGGCGAGTTTGACGAACGTCAGGCGGTCGGTGTCTTTGCCGACGTCTTTGCCGAGTTGTTCGGGACTGCCCACCACGTCGAGGATGTCGTCGGTGATCTGGAACGCCAGGCCGAGGTTCTTGGCGAAGATCTCGATGCGTCCGAGGGCGGCGGGCGAGGTGTTGGCGAGCATTGCGCCGACGGCGGCGGCGGCGACGAAGAGCGCGCCGGTTTTGCGGGAGTGGATGAATTCGAGCGTATCGAAATCGAGGCGCGACGTTTCGCTGTGCAGGTCGACCGCTTCGCCGGCGATCGTGCCGTCCCAGCCGACGGCATCGACGACGCGTTTGATCACCTGCAGCATCGGCCACTGACGCGGCGTCAGCGCCGCGTAGTTCTTCGCCACGAGTCCATATGCGTGATTGAGAAGCGCGACCGACGACAGAATCGCCAGGTCCTCGCCGAATTCGCGATGCAATGTCGGTTGTCCGCGGCGGAGGAGCGCGTCGTCCATCGACGGCAGGTCATCGAGGATCAGCGACGACGCGTGGATCATCTCCATCGCCGCGGCAGCGTCGGCGAGTTTCTCCGGTTTGCAGCCGGCCGCCTCCCCTGCCGCCATCAGCAGGACGCCGCGCACGCGCTTGCCGGATGAGGTCAGCGCGCGCTTGAGAGGATCGGCCAGCGGCTTCGGGGCGCCGGCGCGAAGGGCGATGTTTTTGAGCGTTTCGTCGATCAGCGCGCGCCGCGCCGCGAAGTAGTCGTTCACTCGGGCGCATGGTAGCATCGGCCCACTTCGGCAACGGGAACTCTATGAACCTGAGACACTTCGGGCGCGCGCAGCAGATGTGGCTGCTGGTCGCTGCCTGCTTCGGCATGTTCGCGTTGTTCCTGCTCCTGGTGCCGGGAATGACGTTCGCGCTTTGGTGGCCGACGATGCTCGCGGCGCTCGTGGCCTGCGCCATCACCGTCATGGCGTTTCAGTGGTGGCTGGGCGCGGTACTGGCCCGGCGCGACTCCTCGATCCAACTTCTGAATCGCATCACCGCGGGCGATTTATCGATCGCCGCGCGCGAAATTCAACTGACCACGCAATCGGCGCGGATGTCCGCGGCGATGCGCGCATTGGTGTCGAATCTGGAGCGGACCATCCGCCGTTTCGCGCAGCTCGCCACCGACGTCGCAACGGCCAGTGGCCAAATCAGCGGACGTTCGCGCGTGCTCGCGCGCGGCGCCGGCGAGCAACTCGTCTCGACCGAATCGACCTCGGCGTCGGTCGGCCAGATCGACCAGACCATCAACAACGTGCGCACGTCGATGGAGGAGCTGTCCGCGAATGCCGAGGAGACGTCGACCTCGGTGCTGGAGATGTCGGCGTCGATCGAGGAGGTCAGCCGCATCGCCGACACGCTGGCCGAGTTCGTGGAGCAAACGTCGTCCGCATTCGAAGAGATGAGCGCATCGATCTCGCAGGTCGCGGCGAACACGGAAAGCTTCTCGTCGTTCGCGACACAGACCGCCAGCTCGATGGTGGAGATGAATGCGACCACCGAGGAGATCGGCAAGTCCGCGAAGCAATCGGCGGAGCTCGCGCGCTACGTGAAGGACGCCGCAAGCGAAGGACGCGTCGCCGTCAGCGGCACCGTCGAAGGAATGCGCAAGATTCAGGTCGCCGTCGACGAGGCGAAAGCCGCGCTCGGCGAGCTGGCCAATCGGTCGCAGGAGATCGGCGAGATCGTGCGCGTCATCGACGAGATCGCGGGTCAGACCAATTTGCTCGCGCTGAACGCCGCGATCATTGCCGCGCAGGCTGGCGAGCGCGGAAAAGGATTCGCGGTGGTCGCCGACGAGATCCGCGATCTCTCCGAGCGCACCTCGGTATCGACTGACGAAATCCGCACGCTGATTCAGAACGTGCAGCGTGCTGTCGATCGCGCCGCCGAGCAGATGACCATCAGCAGCGATCGCGTGTTCGACGGCGTGGCGCTGACCGCGCGCGCGGAACAGACGCTCGACAAGATCCTCGACATGACCGCGCGCTCGACGAACTCGATCGCCGAGATTGCGCGTGCGACCGAGGAGCAGTCGCGCGGCAGCAAGGCGGCAACGGCGGCGATCGAAGAAGTGACGAAGATGGTGCAGCAGACGGCGAGCGCGACGCAGCAGCAGTCGCAGACGGCGCGCAAAGTCGGCGAGCAGACGTCGATGGTGCGCGACTACACCAAGCACCTCAAGCGCGCGATGTCGGAGCAGGAAACGGGTAGCCGCGCCATCAGCCGGGCCATGGAAAACATCATGGGCCTCGTGCAGAACGTTCTCGAATCAACCTCGGTGCTGGCAACCGAAAGCTCGGCCATCGTGAAGGCGATGGGCGTGATCCAGCAGGCCACGCGCGAGTCGAATGTGTCGATCGGCGATCTCAATCAGATGGCCAACACGCTGTCGCATGAGTCGACGCTGCTGAATTCGGAGCTGGATCGCTTCACGCTGCCGACGCCGACCGAGGGTGGCAAGCTGACGACATCCACGGTGCTGTGGCAGCAACTGACGCTCGATCCGATCCAGGTCGGAGCTGCGGCCCTCGGATACATGTCGAAGACGATTCACGCGCACCTGGTGATGTACGGCGAAGGCGCGGAGCTGATTCCCGGACTCGCCGAGCGCTGGGAAGTGCTCGAGCAAGGACACGTCTACCGATTCCATCTGCGTCATGGCGTCCGCTTCCACAACGGGCGCACGCTCGAAGCGAAAGATGTTCACGACTCACTCGTGCGGCTGCTGCTTCCCGAACTGAATTCGCAGTCGAGCTGGATCATGCGCGAGGTGCGCGGCGCGGCGGACGTAATCGCGGGCCGCACGCGCACGCTTTCCGGAATCCAGGTTCACGATCAACACACGGTAGACATCATCCTCGATGAGCCGCTGGCGTTTTTCCTGTCGCTGCTGACGATGCACGAAGCCGCGATCATTCCGGCCGAGGAAGCGCGCGATCCGGAGCGCTTCCGGCTGCACCCCGTCGGCGCCGGTCCGTTCCGTTTGGCCGAGGCGACGGAGGGCGAACGCGTTCGCGTGCAGCGCAATCGCGACTACTACGTTCCCGGCATCCCGCATCTCGACGAGCTGGAGTTCCGGCTCGACCTGCGCAGCTTCCGCGACGTGGCCGAGGCGTTTCTCCGCGGCGAGGTGGACGTCGCGCATGGCGTGCCGCTGAACATCGTCAGCGAGCTTCGCACCGATCCGCGCATCGCGCCGTACATTCTGACCACGATCCAATTGCACACGTCGTACTTCGGCTACGACTGCACCGTTGCGCCGTTCAACCGCGTGGAAGTGCGGCAGGCGATCAATCACGCCATCAACCGCGACCGGATTAACGAGCGCGTCTTCGCCGGCCTCGGCGTCGTGGCGAAGTCGCTGCTGCCGCCCGGACTCCTCGGCTACGACGCGAATCTGCGCGGCATCGAACACGATCCGGAACGCGCTCGTTCACTGCTGCGCCAGGCCGGAGTCAGCGGACTCCGCGTCGAGTACCGCACGTGGGACACGGACGAGTTCAACAACTCCGGCCAGCTTCCGCTGATCATCGAAGACCTCGCCGCAATCGGCATCGATGTAAACGTGACCATGCATTCCGCGGTCGATGCGCGCAAGCCGCTGTTCAAGCCGGGACACGGCACGTTCTACTGCGCCAACTGGTATGCCGACTTCCCCGACTCCGACAATTTCTTCTACGTCTTCTTCCACAGCGACGCGCGTTCCGCGCGAGGCCTCTATTTCAGTAGCGCCGCCGTCGACGCGCAGATCATCGAGGCGCGGCGGACGAATGATCCCGATCGCCGCGCGGAGATTTACCGGCAACTCAATCAAATGGTGATCCGCGAAGCACCGCTGGCGACGCTGTTCCACGAGCGCTTCTTCGTACTGCAGAAGCCGGAAGTGCGCGGACTGCGGACGTCGCTGGCGCCGCCGCCGGTGCGGTATCACGGGACGTGGATCGAGGAGTAACGGCGGGTTCGTCCCGAGATGTAGACCCCTCCGACGATCATCGCTCCGGCAAGCAACGCGATTGGTCGAATTTGTTCCTGTAAAAAAATCGCCGCGAGGATCACGGCGAAGACCGGCTGCAAGTACGTGTACGCGGCGACGACGGAGCTCTCCGCATACTTCAGCGCCCACGCGTTCATCAGGTACGCGGCGATGGTCGGTCCGGCGACTACGAACGCGAGCGACCACCAAGCGTTCGGCGGGATCGCGCGCCACGGCTCGTGCAACATTGGCCACGCGGCGATCGGGAGCATGACGATCGATGCGATCGCGAACATCCGCGCGATCACGCGGCGCGCGGACATTCGCGCCATCGCCGGTTTCGAAAAGACGAGGTAGAGCGCGTACGACAGCGAGTTGCCGACGATCATGAGATCGCCGAGGAGCGACTTCGCGGTTCCGCTGAAGCCCTCGCCGCCAATCAGCACGATCGCCCCGGCTGCGGACAGCGCGATGCCGCCAACCTTCACAACCGTCGGACGTTCGCGCCCGAGGACGATGGCGGCGGCGAGAGCGAAGATCGGAATCGT